GTGATGGAATGGTCCACGCATACCCAGACCCATTGTCTGGTGGCTTACCATACACCATTGGTTATGGTTCTACCAAAGACATTGATGGTTCACCCTTTGACTTGGGAGATAAGATTACTAGAGAGAAGGCAGAACTCTTACTGACTCAACAGCTTAAGTACAACTATCTTGCTACTTTGGAAAAGACTATCCCCTATTGGGATGAGATGAACGACAACCAACACGGTGCTCTGCTCAGTTTTGCCTATAACTTAGGTGCGAACTTCTACGGAAGTCCCGATTTCAACACCATTACTCGTGTTTTGAGGGATAAATCGTGGGCAAAGGTACCTGATGCGCTATACTTATACCGTAACCCAGGCACTAGTGTGGAGGAAGGCTTAGCCCGACGTCGCATTGCAGAAGGTGACCTCTGGGAAAGCTAAGGATTTACTATGTTATTACTTGATATTTTTTGCGATTGGTTTAGTGGTGATTGGAGCAATAGGCATCAAGCCTATTCAAATCCAAAAGCCGCAGCGTACGTACTAGCAAAGCACGAACGTACATTTGAGAACCAATTCCATTGTTCTTATTTCTACCACAAGAATAAAACTCCCTATCGGGATATGTACCTAGACCTACATTGCCACGACAGTGATATCATTCTCCGCAATGGTCCCGCTACTATGACGTTCCAAGTAGTACACGGTTCATTTGTATGTGATACTTCTCATACGATTTCCGACAGGAAGTATAACTTCCGAGCTGCTTTGACTCAGACTAAGTACTTATTGAATGATCAATGCTATGACCATAGAGGATCTTTGATTAGAGGATTGCCTGATAAGGAATGGTATGAATTTACTAAGCTTCCTTCGGTTTGATGTTACCGCGCTTGATAAGCTCTTGAATTGCTTTTGCTTGGACTGATGTTTCTGGTAGGGGGCACGATGTCTTCGATGTCTCATACTCCTCAATCATTTCTTCCAAGGCTTCGTTACACTTATCCAGATCAGTCATCGAATCCCTTTTAGCTTTATCATCTTTCATTGTGACTGTCCTCTAGGTGGCACAGATCTTGACCTATGGTATAGGGTCGTGCTATTATTTATGGGCTCCAACACAGGGAGTTGTGCGGGAGGTCTCTGACCATACCGATGTCGAATTCTATTTACCATTTTGAATAAAGCACTACTTATAGTGGCGCCGCTAGTGTCCCTCCTAGGACTCAACATAGCCAGCGCTAAACTTCCAGAAGTAACAGAGGTCAAGGAAGAGATAACTGTAGTAGAACAAACACCAGTCGTTGAGGAGGTAGAGACTGTTACCCAATGGGTACTCCCTAACGCTAGCCACAATGAAAAAGTCGTTCTTGTTGCACTCCAAGAGCGTGGTATTACCGATAAGGCTGCCCTAGCGACAGTTATGGGGAATATCAAACAAGAATCCAAGTTCCACTCAAACATCTGTGAGGGTGGTGCTCGTGTAGGTTTCTGGTCCTGCACTCGTGGTGGCTATGGTCTTATCCAATGGACCACAGTAGATCGCTATAACGGTCTAGCTCGCCATGCAAGACAGGTAGGACACGATCCATCCACAGTTACAGCACAAGTCTCGTATCTATTCACTGAACGCCAGTGGAAACGTATTGAGTCAGATCTAAAGCAAGGCAACCGTAGCATTGAGTTCTATATGTCTAGGGCATATTACTGGCTAGGTTGGGGGCACCACGGTGCTCGCACTCGTTATTCATACGAGTATGCTAGGCAGCTCTCATTAGGTGAGGTGGTTCTTGCATAGTTCTAAATAATACTAACATTAGTATTATTATGGATATCAAAGAATTCGAGGTGAAGTTTCACTTCGGAGCAAAAAAAATCAAGAAGAGGAATGTCTTTATCACCGCTTTGTTATTGAACTTAGCGGTAGACATTCTTACTAGGATTCTCAGATTGAAACCATTACAGCTATGGGCACTTATTGACGAGATTGGTAGGCACTTCAAGATCGCTTTGATCAATGAACTAATCCTACAAAGTCCTGAATTGCTAGAAAACCGCATCGAAAGAGATGTGGATAAGGCGGTTCTGATGTATAATAGGGAAGTCCACGGACAAGATACTACTCCTGACCCAGAGATCCCAGAACCAACTAGGATTGATGAGAAGGACGGTGAGACTCCATTGGGGGGTCCACTAGGATTTACTTACACATTCACAGAGGATGAAGAAAATGAGCAGAGATGATCTAATGGTACGGAGTCTCACTGAGGCTATCCAAAACCACGGGCACCTTTACAGTGAAGAGGAGATTCGTTTTATGAAGACTCAGCTTCGCACCATTGCCGAATCTCGGCAACAACTTCTCAAGGAAGAAAAGAATGGATTTGGATCTTAAGATTATTGGAGACAAGTGCCTTACAATGCCTTGCGCTACCATTAGGAATATTACACCAGAGATCAAAGATCTTATTGGTGCTATGAAAACCAAAATGGTTGAGTGTAATGGTATTGGTTTAGCAGCACCTCAGGTGGGGCACAACCTCCGCCTAATGGTAATGCGCCTAAAAACAGGGCAGACTGTTGAACTAATCAATCCTCGTATCAGTTGGACCTCTGAGGAGAGACTTCTGATGGTTGAAGGATGCCTTAGTATCCCAGGCAAACGTATCGAGATTGAGCGCCCATCAAAGGTTAGGGTCAAGTTCCAAACCATTGAGGGTGATTTCAAATATTGGTGTTTGCACAAAATGGATGCAAGAGTCTTCCTCCACGAGTATGATCATCTTGAAGGAATCCTAATGACCGAGCGACAATGAATTATTGGCTACTTGAGACCGAGGAGTGGGAGCTAGTACCCGATAACTATGACGGTGCTGAACTAATGACTCTACGCGGTAGAATTGATTTACTTGAGAGGTCATACTCTCTTGACTCTGAATCGTCAGAATAGTTCACCCAGAACAATGTATATCAACCATTGATATATAATACACACACATCACATCAATCAATATGGAAGAACGTGAATTTAGTGACCTGAAGATGGAACGTAAGGAGTGCGGCAAATGCGGCGCTACCTGGATCAACGGTCAGCATATGTGGCACACCGGCAACAAAGGAAGTGAAGCAGACCTTGCCGGTCTTGTATGCAACAAGCTAGGTGACTCCCAGTGTATCAACCCACTACGTGGAGATGAGAGTGGTGATAGTTGGGAAATCCGTGAAGGCGACATCAAAGTTGCTTATGATGCAAAGCGTGATAGACTAGAAGACCAGCGTGCTCGCTTCAAAGAAGAGTATGGTGAAGACCCACACTTCGATGACTGAAGCGATTAGCTCACTGTAAACGCTTCATAAACTGGCACACACCTCCCACAAACCACTGTATCCCTGCTATACTAACAGGGTAATCAACCAAGGATATGAGTCAACTCAGATCGAAATTCCGCAAATCTATTGGAATTTTTCAGAACGCCATCAACCGCACAATTGAGCTAGATCATTCTCAGCCCAAACTATATAAAAAGGTCAAAAGATTTTATGAGGACTCTGGAGTCCAATTTACAGGTGACTCAGTAGAAGATTATCAACTTCTTCTTGAGTGCATTCAATTTGACCTTTCTTGTGAGACTGTTTAATGACTACGCTACTGATTCGTGAAGGCTACAGGTTTGTTGAGAGTGGTATCATTGAACTCAATGGTATGCCCGACTACCGTTTACAAAAACAAGATTTCTATACTAAGCGATGGAGCGACGAATATCTCTTTGATAATCAAATGCAGTGTATGCTAGCGATGGAAGATATTGAATATGCGAAATGGTTATGTGGTGATCCTGCATACGTCAAAGATACTGTAGTAAGCCCCTACTAATATCTAGTCTCGGTAAGACTCTAAAAGAGACCTGACGAGTCCTATTCACATCTTATCACAATGAAAGCTACTTCTTTTTTACGCTACATTGGAAACACACTACTAGTAATAGGACACTTCACGTTACTGTGGGGAAGTACTGAGCCTGCACTGATTATAAAAATCATTGGCGGCACACTTATTCTTCCCTTTGCAGTATGTTTAGGCTTGTGGGATGTGGTCGCACTTGAATTGGTCTTCGGAACAATGGATGTGACCAAGCTATATCAGGTCTTAGTTTCCTAGTTCTATAAAGACTAGGTGGTGGAGTCATCCTTCGGGGGACCCTGTGCTTGTCGGATGCACACTAAAGATGCCGACTGGCGCGTCGTAGCAAGGTTCTCTCACCTTAACGAGAGTGGTGGCGGGTTTCGCTAGGTTTCCAGTTTCCTTTCAAGAACTGGTGGTGCGGGTGGAATCCACCGCCCTGTTTCTTTGTTCAGGTAAAGACAAAGTGGCGAGCATGAAACTCACTCGTAGCACTCCTTAGGGGGTGCTTTTTTGTGCTATAATTGAGTCAATAAATACTGTTTTCACTATATTATGCTAATAGTTCGTGATAAGTTTACGCAAGATCTGACCAGCGTATGTGAAAAAGGTCACGGTCTAGCCTCCAGATTGAAGAAGATTGTTAGTGTGAATAGACTTGCAGAGAATCCAACAGTATTTTGGGAGCCGAGTGATATATTCAAGTACAGAGAGTTGAGCCATTACATCACTGGTCTCAATGAAGTTGATTCATATGCTGAGAGAGATTGGAGAGATGGTCGCTGGCGTCTAGCTCTTGTGGACAATGAAGTCCCCGAAGGATTTACTAACAAGGATGCCGTCTTTGAATACTGTAAGAAGCAGAAGTATCCTAATCAGTATAGAGTCAGTCAGCATTATGGCTTTGATCCTAACGGTGTTGGTATTGACTTTGAGTTTCAGAGGATTCCAGAGAAGCTAAAGCAAGAGTATAGTGCTCTTTTCAAAGGATTACAATTTACAGATCACATAGTTGATCAGGTACAAACATTCAAGAATAAGCATTTTGATGAGAACACAGTGTCTCTACACATCAGGTCTTGGTATGATTGTATGTGGAGAAAGCCTTCTCTCTTTGATCTCCAAAATTACGCTGATCTAATTAGTCTATATCCAAATTCTAGGTTCTTTCTAGCTACGGATGACGTGCGGGTAGAGAAGTCATTGGTAGGTGCATTCGGTGCCGATAGGTTTATCACACTCCCAATGGAAGATGAGTATGAGTACCACCTTATCAACCTACTGCTACTGGCTGAGAACAAAACAATCATTGGATCACTATTGAGTACCTACACCGAAGTCGCTTGGTGGTTAGGTGGTGCGACAGCCAATGTGAAGATAGCATACAAGGATGACCTAGTTCAGTTTATGGATGACCGTTATCACATCTAATATGCTATAATGTATCCATATAATGATAATTTGTAATGAGTAAAGTTGCCCTTATTACTGGGATCACAGGACAAGACGGGTCTTACCTAGCTGAACTACTCCTTGAGAAAGGCTATGAGGTTCACGGTATCATCCGTCGTGCTTCTATGATCAACACCCATAGGATTGACCATATCTTTGACCGCATCACACTACATTATGGTGACTTGACTGATGCTTTGGGTATTGTATCCATCATCAAAAAGGTAGAGCCGGAAGAGATTTATAACCTAGGAGCACAGAGCCACGTCAAGGTTTCTTTTGATCAGCCAGAGTATACAGCAAACACAGATGCACTCGGCACTCTACGAGTCCTGGAAGCAGTGCGCCTACTTGGTATGGAAAGTCGTGTTCGTATCTACCAGGCAAGTACCAGTGAGTTATATGGTCTAGTGCAGGAGACTCCACAGAAGGAAACAACTCCAATGTATCCACGTTCTCCTTATGGAGTAGCAAAGCTATACGGATTCTGGATCATCAAGAACTACAGGGAGAGTTATGATATGCACGCTAGTAGCGGCATTCTATTCAACCACGAGAGTAGTCGTAGAGGAGAGACGTTTGTTACGCGCAAGATCGTCAGAGCCTTGTCCAGAATTAGTGTGGGACTCCAGAGTGATCTCCAACTTGGAAACCTCAACGCCCTTAGGGATTGGGGACACGCCAAAGACTATGTTGAAGCAATGTGGCTTATGCTCCAACAGGAATCCCCTGATGACTATGTTATCGCAACTGGTCGCCAGTATTCGGTCAAGGATTTTGTAGAGGAAGCAGCACCATACTTCGGTTTCAATATCGAGTGGCGCGGCGAAGGTTTGGATGAGTTTGGCTACTGCCTCAATACAAACCGTACAGTTATTAGAGTCAATGAGAAGTACTTCCGCCCAGCAGAAGTAGAGACTTTATTAGGTGACGCTACCAAAGCAAGAGATGTGCTTGGTTGGGAACCTAAGATTGACTTCACATCCCTAGTTGAAGAAATGGTACTAAACGGACAATGATGAACAAAGAATCTACTATCGCTATTTTTGGTTCAGGTGGTCTAGCAGGGGGAGCTATTCGCTCTCGCCTCCACTCTGAAGGATACACAAAACTATTGCTACCACGTAGCAGAGACCTAGACCTACGCGAACAGAGAGATGTTCGTGCCTGGTTTGGTGCTAATAAAGTTGATTATGTTTTCCTATGTGCTGCCCTAGTCGGTGGTATTATGGCTAACAAGACTCGTAAGGCTGAGTTCTTACACGACAATCTAATGATGCAGTGTAATGTAATTGACTCATCATATTATTCAGGTGTAAAGAAACTACTATTCTTAGGTACATCTTGTATCTATCCCGCTGGTCGTCAGCACCCATTGAATGAAGATGAACTACTTACAGGACCTTTAGAGCCAACCAATGACGCATACGCAATCGCCAAGATCGCAGGTATCAAGCAGTGTGACTTCTACCGTGAGCAATACGGATTTGATGCTATCAGCATTATGCCTCCTAATCTTTATGGTCCTGGAGACCATTTCGACGGACAAAACGGTCACGTCCTAGCAGCACTAATGAATCGTTTCCACCTAGCTAAGCAAGCTGGTGCGGCACGTGTTGAATGTTGGGGTGACGGAACACCAATGAGAGAGTTTTTATTCTCGGAAGATATGGCTGATGCTTCCATCTTCTTTATGAACAACTACTCTGAGTCTGGTCATATCAATACTGGAACTGGTACAGACATTACAATCAAAGAGCTGGCTGAAACAGTTGCTAAGGTTGTTGGTTTTGAAGGTGAGATTGCTTGGGACACCACTAAGCCCAATGGAAATCCACGTAAACTACTTGACTCATCTAGGGCGAATGCGCTAGGATGGAAGCCGAAGACCAGCTTTGAATATGGTCTAACACAAACTTATCGCTGGTACCTAAAAAATGTCTGATTACTCTTGGAAACTTATGGATGATACGGTCACACTCCGTGATCGTCTCAAGATGGCTAAATTTATATTGACTAATAGTCGCCTCACTAATGGTCCTCAGGTCCGTGAATTTGAGAAACGATGGAGCGAATGGCTTGGGTGTGATCACTCATTGTTCGTTTCCTCAGGTTCTACTGCTAACTCATTGTTAGTATCAGCCTGGAAGGAGATGTATGATATTCCAGATGGTGCAAAGGTTATCGTACCTGCTTGTACTTGGGTTACTAATATCTCTCCCATTATTCAGAATAATCTAACACCAGTATTCTGTGATATCAATCTAAGTGACTTCAGCTTTGATATCAGCTCACTACAGACTATTGCTTGCGATCATAAGGACATTGTTGGTATCTTCGTCACGCACCTCCTAGGATTCCCTGCACGGGTTGAAGAGTTCCAAAAGATCTTTCCCCACGCACATATCCTGGAAGACGTCTGTGAGAGCCACGGAGCGGTCGTAGAGGGCGGTACAATGGCTGGCTTGTGTGATGTTGGTGGAACGTTTAGCTTCTACTTCGGGCACCATATGACTACCGTAGAGGGTGGTATGGTAAGCACCAATGATCCTGAGCTATACGACCTAATGCGTATCAAGCGCTCACACGGTATGGCTAGAGAGTCTATCTACTCAAATACATATTCTGCCCTTTATCCTGAGATTGACCCACGCTTCTTATTCGTCACTGATGGATATAACTTCCGCAATAATGAGATAGGTGCTGTACTTGGTCAGTCACAGTTGAAGCGTCTTGATGATATGATCTTTGATCGTAATCAGAACTATGCTACCTACCACCAGATTATGAGTGGGCACCAAGATAAGTTCCACTTGCCGATGTATAATGCTGCTCGCATTTCCAGCTTCTGCTTCCCTATGATTTCTAAGAAGAGGGATACCCACGATAGATTGGAACAACTACTACAAGAGTATCGTGTTGAGTATCGTCCTGTCGTTGGTGGTAACTTGCTAAAACAACCTTTCCTAAGGAACTACACAGCACATTGCCCTAATGCAGATATCCTCCACGATCGTGGACTATATATTGGTAACAGCCACTTTGTGACTGATTACCACCTTGAAATGCTTTCTGAAATCTTGGAGCAACTTTGATATGACCTTTTCCTTCAATCATATGGGGAACTTGGGACACTTGGGTAACCAGATGTTCCAGTATGCTGCCCTATTGGGTATGGCTAGGAAGCACGGACGTAAGTTCTGCATTCCCCATAAGAGCACATTTGGTGCTCACTATTACACAGAGCTACGTAGTACAATCTATGAAGCATTTGATTTGAAACCTGATGGTGTAGGTATCAGTAGATTCCCTACCGTCAATGAAGCACACTTTCAGTTTGATAGAAACTTATTTGAGAATCCACCACGTAAGGATTGCAATCTCTATGGATTCTTTCAGTCTGAGAAGTGGTTTGCTCACTGTAAGCAAGACGTCAAAGAAGCATTTACATTCAAGAAAGAATATGCAGACCTAGCAACCGAGATGCGTTCACATCTAAGTGGAGAACTCATTGCTATTCACGTTCGCCGCACAGACTATCTCACTAACCCCAACCACGAAGCTCTTGGTTTGGATTACTATGAGAAAGCATTAGCAGAGATGCCTGAAGATGCACGTTGTATTGTCTTTACAGATGATCCCGAGTGGGCTAAGGGTCAAGAACTATTCCCCGATGAAAGGTTCTTTGTATCAGAGACTGACTGTGCCTACACTGATATGGCTCTTATGGCTAAGTGTGACTACCACATTATTGGTAACAGCACGTTCTCTTGGTGGGGTGCCTGGTTATCTGATAGCAAGAAAGTTATTGCACCTAAGCAATGGTTCGGTGCTCCACTAGGTGGAACTGATTTGAGTGATTTGTATTGTGGAGATTGGATTGTATTATGAAAGTAGCTATTATTTTTATTGGAACATCAAAGTATCTAAACTTTCTTCCTAGTTACTATGAGAAGGCAGAGGCTAATCTATTCCCCGGTGTAGAAAAACAGTACTTTGTATTCACTGATGGAGAGATGGAAGATCTTCCAGAGAACATTACACTCATCAACCAAGATCACTTACCATTCCCTTACATCACACTATATCGCTTTGATATTATCAACCGCGCTATGGATCAGCTAGAAGAGTATGACTACTTACTCTTTATGGATGCAGATACTCAGGTAGTAAGTACTGTTGAGTTTGAAGAGATCTTCACTAAGGATAAGCCACTAACAGGTGTTCATCATCCTTGTCACGCTCTTGGAATGCCTCCACACAATGAGTTCCCTGGAGCATTTGAAACTAACCCAGCATCACTATGTCATATCAAAGCAGGTGAAGATATCTCTGTCTATTGGCAAGGATGCGTCTGGGGTGGTAGAATGGATTATGCTAAGAAGCTAGTTCAAGAGCTAGACTATCGTGTAAAGACTGATGAGAGTAACGGTATCATTGCTGTATGGCATGATGAGTCACAGATCAACAGATACTTTATGGATAACAGAGAGTTAGTAAATACTCTCCAACCAAACTACGCGTATCCAGAGTCATTCACTGCCTTTATGGAAACGTATGAACCTAAGATCGTCCACTTAGCTAAAAAGAATTCAGAGTACAAAGTATGAGCAGTTTTATTGAGAGGAATGCGGGATTCACATTGTACGAATCCCCAAAGTCTGGTGGTGAAGCATTCAGGACTTGGCTATACTTTGCCGGTACTGATGAAGCAGTAGCATCTAACGATGACGAACATTACTATGGACGTGGTGAGACACACGAGACTCTAGTTGAATGGGGGTATCGTGACTCATACTTTGTTCGTTCTAGAACTAAAGTAAAGATTGCACTCAAACGTAATCCATATGAGAGGTTTATCAGCACATTCTATGAGAATAGAGTTGCTATGAATAACCTAGATTGTACTCTTGATTACTTCTTAGAGAACTTTGAAGAAGTAATTGCTAACAATACTATCAAGATGTACAAGGGTGACGTCAATCTAATGGAGTTCTTGTTCTCCACACAAACTGCACACCTAGGTAAAAAGCAAGACTACTATAATTTTGTAGTGGATTACAGGGAGATGCATAAGCTCAATACATATCTCCAAGGTGTATGGAACGTAGCTCTTCCTGATATTGAATTACCAAACAGTGGTAAGCCCTGTGACTTCACAGGTAATGTATGTGAGTTTGACTTGTCTACCAGACAAAAGCGTCACGTAGAAAGAATTTATGCGGAGGACTTTGCTAATGGATGGGTTTAATAAAACTATATGGATCAACTGGTTTCAAGGTTGGGACAACGCACCCGAGATTGCACACACCTGTGTGAAGTCCTGGAGACAATACAATCCCGGTTGGGATATCAAACTACTAAGCAATGAGAACTATGCCGAATATGCTGACTTTGATGAGAGAGTTCCTAATCTAAAACAGAACAATATCGATAAGTCAGATCTATTACGTGTATCTCTACTAGCAAAGCACGGTGGTGTATGGGCTGACTCAACTCTATTCTGTAACAAGCCACTAGATGATTGGATTCTTGATTACAAAGACTACTTTGTATTCACAAGAAAAGATAATCTTATGGATAATTGGTTTATGATGTCTAACGGAGAGAACTTCGTTGCCCAAAAGATGTATGAACTAGCTGTTGATTACTGGAAGTGGAGACAGCAGAAAGGTAATCAGGAAGAGTTGATTTGGTGCTGGCAGATTGGTCATCTATCACGTCTACTCAATACCGATCAAAAGGTACGTAGCATAGTTCACGGTTGGGATCACATTGATATTAGACACGATGTATACAACCAGAAGAATGGTAAAGGCTTCCGTGGTAAGAGTGGTCATCTCTTCACCCCATATATGAAGTACTTCTACAATCCAATCAGCGATGAAATCAAGAACCGTATTGATGCTAAGATTGACCCAGTCTATAAGCTAACATACAAAACAGATACGGAGTGGAGAACTGCTAGCAACGAACTACATCCTGGTGATGAGAAAATTGCATTCAGTTATCCAGAAAATAGTGAAGTCAACTACTTACTAAGCACACTCAAATGAACAAGACCATTTTTATAAATTGGTTCCAAGGATGGGACAATGCCCCTGAGATATGTGGTCATTGTCTTGCCTCTTGGGAGTATCACAACCCAGAGTGGGAAGTGGTAAAGCTAGATGGTAATAACATTTCTAATTACTGTGAGCTACCAAAGGTAAAAACGAATCTAGCTAACTACTCCGATCTACTCAGAGTAGTTCTAATGAAACAGTATGGTGGTGTCTGGGCAGACTCCACTCTTTTTTGTAATAAGCCATTGGACTCTTGGCTTGGTGATGAAGACTCTTTCATCTTCACTAGATCTGATAATAGAGTAAGTAACAAGATTATTTGTAACTGGTTCTTATATGCTAGTGAAGGGTCATATCTTATCAATGAGTTGTATAATAGAACCATTGAGTATTGGGAGAAGAATCCAGTCCAAGAGCAGTTGAACTATTGGATGCACGATCTAATCAAGGATATGTATCGTGATGATCCAGAATCTAAATCAATTATGGACTCTTGGAGTCATATTGATTGCTCTACTGTTCCTTATGGTAAGGGGGCACATCTATTCACACCATACGAGCATTACCCACACCAACCAATCAATGACGAAGCACGTAATCGTATTGACTCACAAGTTGATCCGATCTATAAGTTGACTCATAAGATTGATACTAAGTGGAATAATCCCGGCACAATATTCACACACCTATTTGATACCATACGATAATGCCTGTATTCACCAAAGGAAACCAAAAGGTACTATTCATTCACGTCCCTAAGACCGCTGGAAGCTCCGTCAATAAGCTGTTTATGAATAATGGATACGAGAGATCGTATTATTCTGAAAGCTCTAAGGAGCCCCATAAGGGGCTATGTGGACCACAGCATATGGACTCAATGTTATTGGAAGATGAGTTCCAAGATTTCTCCGAGTTTGACTATATCTTCTCGGTATTCAGGGATCCCATTGATAGACACCTATCAGAATTTACTTGGGCTCCGTGGGGTCTATGTGGACAGGACATATATACTGAAGATTATTTTGATGCTTGGTGCCCCAAAATATTCCAGACATACGATCAAACCCCATATCGGTTCGATAATCATATCCGCCCTCAGTCTGAATTCTATGTAGATGGAACTGATGTATATGATTATGAGGACATAGGCAACCTAACTGCGAAGTTATGTGCTAAAATAGGTCTTGATAATACAGATCTCCCCTACGAACGATCTAGCAGGAGAGATGATCGTGAATATGTTATTTACGATGAGACAATAGAACTTATCCAACAATTTTACAAAAGTGATTACGAATGGCTAAAGGTTTCGGAACTCCTATGATTGATAAGAATAAGGCAATGCACAAGCTTGAGGGTATTCCCTCTGTGTACTACATCAACCTAGATGATCATACCGATCGTCGTCAGTATATGGAACAGCAGTTTTCACACTGGGGAATTGAGAACTATACTCGCATCTCTGCTCACGATGGTAGAGGTGATAATGATCTTGGTGAGATCTTGAAGGGTACTTATCCTAAGCTGATGACCTCTGGTGAAGTTGGTTGTATTACATCACACCTAAAAGCATTGAAGCACTGGTTAGATACTACTGATGAAGAGTATCTTGTAGTGATGGAAGATGATTGTGATCTATCAACTGTTGCTCATTGGGGATTTACTTGGCGTGAGTTTATGAGCCACGCTCCATATCATTTTGATGTTATTCAGCTAGCTGTAATCAATCCTGCCGAGTTACACGTCAAGATGCATTTGCGTTTCGTGAATGACTTCTCCACTGCCTCATACATCATCCGTCGTCATCACGCAGAGAAGCTTGTAAAACTACATTGCCGTGGTGATAAGTACAAGCTAGATCAGAATGTAAAGCCTCGTGCAGTTGCAGACGATCTCATCTATAACTCTGGACTAACCTTTGCTATTCCTCTGTTCCTTTATAAGATTGAACTAGGTTCTAGCATTCACGACGCCCACGTCAATGTTTTCCATAAGAGTAGCCACGATGGTATGTGGAACTTCTGGAAGAATAGCGCACCTAAGATCACAGATTGGAAGTCATTCTTTGACTATGATCCATACTTCGGCACTCTTCCTCCCAATGTACATATGAAAGCTGTACAGGAATCTGAAAAAGCGGCAGAGGGGTAATGCCCCTTTTCGTGTTATAATAAATAGTATTGTGAAAACTCTTTTAGTATGCCTTTAAGAAAGCCACAGCAATATTTTGAAGACCTAGATGATAGGAATGATGAAATCGCCACACAGGCGATAGTGGAAGAGGCTGTCGTAAATGAGAAGAGAATTGCATCCCCAAAGGATATACTACAACAGGGATTGCCTGTTAGTCGTTTCCAGCCTAGAAACCCAAAGAAACTTATATCTGAGTCAGTAGAAGCACCAAAAAAGAAGACTGTTGTAGAATCATTATCAGAAAGAATTGATACATTAGCAGTTGGTATTCCTGATAATGATAAGCTATGGGAAAAGTTGGGTGGTATTGAGAATGCTATCACTTCTTTACAATTTGATAAGTTAGATCGTGAATCCGTAATAAGTCTCTACGAGCACATTGGAGATTTACAGAACACACTAGAAAGTCTTGACTATGATTCTAGGTCCCACGAGAGGCTAGTTGATACAGTAAGTGATACTGATAGTAATATCAGGGCAGTAAATGATAAACTAATTGAGAGTACTGTAAGTATTACTCAGTTGAAAACTATGGTGGAGTCTGTTGTTCTACCTAGTACTGAGGAGAACAAGGAAAGCATTGAAGCCATCAGGGCTATCCACGAAGAGCTAGCAAGTGCTGTTGACCAGCTACCACAGAAGGCATTTGATCCAAGTGGTATTATTGGTTCTATCCAAGATCTAAGGGAGACAATCGGTCAGGACATTCTCACGACTAGGCAGGAGCTTAGTATGCGTGTTGATGCGATTCCTGAGGTAAAGTATTACGAGGATGACCTAGACAGCCTACAGAACTTCATCACTGAGGTTCGTGATAGTATCAAGTATTATGATACTGATGTTGATGAATTGAAGAAGAGTCTTCTTGATCTAGGGCATCACCTAGGTAAGACTATTAGTGAGAAAGTAACCAAGCTAAACAAGGAACAGAAGAAGCTCACCAGTAATATGGTGAAGGCTGATAAGAAGATCACGGAAACTATTCAAAAGTTACCAGAAGTAAAATACTATGACGATGAGATAGACCTTATTGAAAATAAGATTCACAATATTCTTACTTCTATCAAGGAACTTCCTGAGGTCAAGTACTATGATGATGATGTAACCTCACTAAGTAGTTCTTTAGATGCACTCAATGAGAAAATTGATGCTATTGTAGCCAATGATTGGAGTTCTGCTATCGAAGCTATCCAGAAAGATGTTGCTTCTATGCACGAACTTCAAGTTGACTTTGATCAGAGATGGGAAGAGTCTTCTAAATCCAATCCCGATATTCTTCACCCAGACAATTCTAACTTCGTTACATTCGAAGATATGCAGAAGCACTATCGTATCTTCTTGGATCGTATTCAGATTCAGTTAGAAACCATCGGTGGTGGTGGTGCTGTTCGTATCCTTGATATGGATGACTTGGATGAGGATATCCGCCGCAATCCACAGGACTATGATGGTGAGTTCTTACAGATTCAGTATGACTCAGATAAGAATCAGACTATTATTGGTGCTGCTCCTGATGTTGTAAACGATATCAATGACCTAGATGATGTAGATACGGAAGGTGCTGAGGATGGAATGGTTCTAGTTTATATTGCCGCAACTGGTAAGTGGGAAGCCAGAGTCGTACAGTACATCGGAGTCAACATTGACGCCAACCCAGATCCAGAAATTCAGGATTACGGTGGTTATTCTTAGAGGTCCATTTTTATAAATAAAAGGAGATCCTTCCCTAGCTAGGAGCTTCACTGGCAAACAGATTACAACTTCAACGAGGTAATGGCGTACCGGGTGCAGTACTACGTGCTGGCGAACCCGCATACGACATTAGTTCAGGTCTATTATATGTAGGCTTAACTACCCAAACAGACGACACTAACCAAGGTCAGTTGATTGGTGGTTTAAGCTATGTAGAACGTGTGGATGATATCCTCACAGGTGATGGTAATATTAATGTAAGTGGCGTAGCCACAATCAACCAGTTGAATGTAACTGGTATCGTCACATTCAGCGGTGGTTTAGATGCTGATGGCGGCAACCTATCAAACATTGGCAATATTAGTGCCGATAGTCTAAACATCGTTGGTCTAGCCACCATTGGCGAAGACCTAGAAGTTGGACGCAACCTAACCGTAGCTGGTCTAACAACTCTAACTGGTGCTCTAGAACTAGGCACTAGCTTACAGTTCGGTCCTTCTGGTCAAGTCGTTACCGATATTGGTATCGGAACAGACTTGGGTGGTGGTTCTTCCTCCAACAGCACCATTCCTTCACAGCTTGCTGTAAAGGAGTATGTTGATGCTATCGCAATCGACGCTGCTGGCGCTGTAGACTTCGATATCGCTGGTGATACTGGCACAGGTACAGTCGCGACTCAGTCCGATGTACTATTGATCGCTGGTACTCCTAACGAAATCGAGACCATTGGTGCTGGTCAGTCCATCACAATCGGGCTACCTGACGATCTCATCCTATCCGGTGTTACTACCGTTTCAGGTTCGTTGGATGTTGACGGTACTGCTACCATCAATGGCGACCTAGTCGTTACTGGTGACACCACAGTTGGCGGTGCTATTACGTTCAGTGGCGAGATTGAATTCGCTTCCGACCTAGTTGTTGTAAACAACGACCTACAAGTAGGTGGTGGTGCAACAATCACCGAAGACTTGACCGTCCAGAGAAATCTAGATGTTGTTGGTCTAACCACATTAGGTGGAAACGTAGTCATCAACGGTGACCTAACTGTTGCTGGTGCTGCTACTTCCATCAGCTTCGAGGTTCGCGATGTAGCTATCGAAGATAGACTACTAGAACTTGGTACCACAGCAGGTGCTCCTCCATCTGGAGCTACTACTTGGGACCTAGGTCTCGCGATGCACTATAACGATGGTGGAGCCAAAAAGGCTGCTGTCGTTTGGAAAGACAACGCTGGTTTCAACTTAGCGTCTGATATTACCGAGACCCCTGGTGTTGGTGGTGCAGATCCTGATATCACAATCCAGTCTTTCGCCGACTTAGGCATCGCCGGATTGTCTATTGGCGACACAACTGTTGGTGCTAACCAAGTCATCAACAGCGACAAAGACGCTGCATTCACTGAGCTATACATCGGTGGACCTATTGATGACGCGGATAACCTATTCGCATCCTTCGATAGCAACTTGACTGATGGTCAAATCATCATCTCAAATGCTTCCTTCGACGGCGGCACTTATTGATATCGGTTAGCCGATATGTTATACTTGGGGGGCACAAGCCCCCCTTTTTTTATGGAACCACGTTCAGTAGATTACCAAGACTACGTCAAGATTTATCAGAAGAAGCACGGAGAGACCTTTCAACTTCTAGTTTCTACGGAAGCAAAGCTAGTTGTAGCAACCGAATATGCTTCTGAGCTTCAAGCAAAAATTGTTGAGCTACAAGCTGAAAATGAGTCATTACAAAGTCAACTAAATAAAAAAGCCGGAGCCCCTAAACGCAAGGTGGAACCGGCAAAAAATGACTCTTATCAAGACGCCTCTGGCGTTTGAATCATAAGTTATGGGTAACGTTTTTAAGCCAAAAAGATCTATCACACCAGGCACTGTACCTAGCGTATCAGACTTGGCTGAAAATGAAATTGCCGTCAATATACCTGATCAGGTAATCTATACCAACACGTCAGGTATCATTACAGCAGTAGCAAATTATAGTGCCGGAGACGGTGCTACCGGAGCCCCAGGTTTTGGTATCTATGCTACTGCTAGAGTGGATGGTGATGGAACAGTAAGAGGTTCTGTCGGTTTGACAGTGCAGAGACTTACTGTAGGTACTTATAGGTATACGTTCTCAGACCCATACGTAGACAACAATTACAGTTTGGTTGGTCAGGTATTTGATACCGTGACCAATACAAACATTATGGTGACCCAAGCCACCGCAAACGACTTTGTTATCACAACCGGCGAAGGTGATAACGGAGCTACTGCTGATATCATTGTAGATACAAATCACTCTATTACCGTATTCGGAGTCAGTGGACCCAGCGGTACATATAGTGCTTATGAAACTTGGTTGGGTGTAGGAAACACCGGAACCGAGCAAGATTTTTTAGATACAGTACAAGGTGCTACAGGTATTCAGGGTGATAATGGAGCCACTGGACCTATTGGTATTGGTTCCACAGGAGCTACTGGTATTGGTGTTACGGGGAGCACAGGTGCTACTGGAGAAACTGGAGCTACTGGAACCCCCGGTACTGGTATTACATTATTAGGAACGGTTCCTACCGTAAATGACCTACCATCAACAGGTAATGCTGAAGGAGACTTGTATGTCGTTGCCGCATCTGGTGATGGATACGCTTGGGATGGTATACAGTGGAATAATGTAGGTGCTATTCAGGGTCCTATCGGCAATGACGGTGCTACTGGTGCTACTGGTATCGGTGCTACTGGTGCTTCGGGTGCTACTGGTCCTGCTGGCGGTGGTTTCTTCATTGTTGATGCTGAGAGAAACTCGGCGTGGGGCAACAACGCAGCCTTTGCCTTTGGTAATGGTATCAACAGCGATGATGTTGGTGTTGTTATCACGGAAGATTGTGTTCTTCGTGCTTTATCAATCACATCTACCGGTGATATTCCATTTGAGACAACAGTTAGTGCTGTTATAAATGGTGTCGTTGTTGGTGCTGCCGTAACGGGAGACTTTGTTCCTGCACAAGAAAAGACAGAAAACTTCCTTGACTTTGCTATCACTGCTGGTGATAGGTTTGGATTCAAATGTACCAGCGCACCTAACGGAACTTGCCCCCCTGCTGTTGTATCGGCAACGTTCGTAACTTCTGGTGCAATCGGACCCGTAGGTCCACAAGGTCCTCCTGGACCCCCAACAGGTGCTACTGGTGAGCTTGGAACTACAGGTGCTACCGGACCTCTAGGAAGTACAGGTGCTACCGGTGCTAATGGAGCTACTGGTGACTTTGGTGCTACTGGTCCTATCGGTCCTGATGGTGCTACTGGTCCTCTTGGTGCTACTGGAGCCACTGGTCAAGGTGTTACTTTGAAAGGCTCTGTTCCTGCCGAAGCAGACTTACTTGTATTATCTTCTGTAGCTATTGGAGACTTCTATGTTGTAAGTAGTGGTACTATTCCTCCCGATAAGTTTGCTGCTGGTGACGGTGCTGTTTATAACGGTCTCTTTGCATCATCTAATATTGCTGCTTGGGATAATGTAGGTGCTATCCAAGGTCCCTCTGGTCCCAAAGGAGATCAAGGTTCTACTGGTCCCATTGGTGCTACTGGCGCTGATGGTGCTGATGGTGGTGGTTTTGGTATCTACGCAACCGCACGTTCTGATCAAGATGGAAATATTATTTCAAGTGTCGGTCTAAGTGTAACCAAGCTTGCTATTGGTACATATGAATACACCCTAAGCGATCCATATACAGATACATCATATGGAGTTGTTGGTCAGCCGTTCAATACAACGAACGACACCAACATAATGATTAGCGACATTACAGCAAGCCGCTTTACTCTTATTATCGGTTCTGGTGATAATGGTAATGGTGCTGACCTTTTGGTTGACGCAGAGCACACTGTTACTGTATTTGGTGTAGATGGTCCTAGTGGAACTGTAAGTTCATATGAGACTTGGATTGGTGTAGGTAATACAGGAACCGAGCAAGATTTCTTAGACAGCATCCAAGGCGCTACTGGTCCCCAAGGTGATAGTGGAGCAACTGGTCCCCAAGGTTCTCCTGGTCCCGCTGCTACTGTTGGTGCTACTGGCGAAACTGGTGCAACAGGTTCTGGTGCTACCGGTGCTTCAGGTGCTACTGGAGCCACTGGTCCACGTGGTTTAGTTGGTGCTTCCGGCGCAGCAGGTGCTACTGGTGAAGGATCTACTGGTGCTACCGGTGCTGATGGTATTCAAGGAGCCACTGGTGCTACTGGAGAACAAGGTGTTGAGGGTGAGCAGGGAGCTACGGGTGTAGGTGAGCAAGGTGCTACAGGTGCCGATGGTGCTACTGGTCTCACTGGTGGTGATGGTCTTCCTGGTTTGGATGGTGATCCTGGTGCTACTGGTGCTACCGGTGCTGATGGTGCTCAAGGCGCAACAGGTGCTGACGGAGCCACGGGTGCCGATGGTGCTACAGGTGCCGGTGAGGATGGTGCTACTGGAGCCACTGGTATTCAAGGTGCTACTGGTTCTGACGGTGAGCAGGGAGCTACTGGTGCTGGAGCTACAGGTGCTACGGGTGCTGATGGTATCCAAGGAGCCACAGGCGCTGATGGAGAACAAGGTGCTACTGGTCTAGGAGAGCAGGGAGCCACAGGTGCTGATGGTATCCAAGGAGCCACTGGTCCCCAAGGTGCTACTGGCGCAGACTCCACTGTTCCTGGTGCTACTGGTTCTGATGGAGCCACTGGTGCTACTGGCTTTGGTGCCCCAGGTGGTACTGGTGCTACAGGTGCTGACGGTGCCGAAGGTTCACAGGGTGCTACTGGTGCCTCTGGTGCTGATGGCGCATCTGGTATTGATGGTGCGACCGGAGACTCTGGTTTTGGTATCTACGCAACTGCTAGAACACAGGGCAACGGTACGTTGGTATCAACTATCGGTCTACTAGTAAGTAGACTATCTACTGGTGTATATGAGTACGAATTTTTAGACCCATACACAGACGCAACATATTCAGTCATCGGTCAAGTTATTGATACTGTTACTGATACCAACGTTATGGTATCCTCTATCACTTCTACTGGCTTCGTCCTTATGATGGGTGAGGGAGACAACAACACAGATGCCGACGTCTTGGTTGATGTAGAGCATTCTGTTACTGTATTTGGTGTAGATGGTCCCAGTGGAACAGTCAGTGCTTATGAAACTTGGCTAGATGTAGGCAACACAGGCACTCAACAGGACTTCCTAGACACCATTGATGGTGCTACGGGTGCTGATGGCGCTACTGGTGTTGATGGTGCTACCGGTCCAGATGGAGCCACTGGTCTCACTGGTGCTACTGGCGAAGGTGCTACGGGAGCTACTGGTGCTGAAGGTGCTACAGGTATTCCTGGTACTGGTATTACGTTGAAGGGCACAGTTCCTACCGTAAATGACCTACCCACTACAAACAACAACGTAGGTGACTTGTATATCGTTGGTGCTACTGGCGACGGTTATGCTTGGGATGGTTCAGTTTGGAGTAACGTAGGTCCTATTGCGGGTCCTATCGGTCCTAGTGGAGCAACTGGTGCTACTGGTATTGAAGGTCCACAAGGTGCTACTGGTATTGACGGTGCGACTGGTCCTGCTGGTGGTGGTTTCTTCATCATTGACGCAGAAAGAAACGACACAACCAGAGCTGGTGACGCATATTCATTCGGTAATGGCGCACAGAACATAACCACTGGCGTTATTATTTCAGAAGACTGTATCTTCCGTTCAATATCTGTTACTTCCGTAGCAAATATCAACGCAGGAGCTACTGTTACGCTACTTATCAATGATGTAGCCAGCTCTGGTTCTGTTGTAGCCCCAGGTGGAACAACAGAAGCAACATCCACTCAACTCAATATTGCTATTAGTGCCGGTGATAAGGTTACATTCAGTGTAACTTCCGGTCAGATTGAAGCTTCTGTTGTATCTGCAACGTTCGTAACCTCTGGTGCTATTGGAGACATTGGAGCCACTGGTCCTATTGGTGACCCAGGTGGTGCTACGGGTGCTACTGGTATTGAAGGTCCTATTGGTGCTACTGGCGCAGACTCCTTTATTCCTGGACCCGAAGGTGCTACTGGTCCTGCCGGAGCCACGGGTGAAGGTTCTACTGGAGCCACTGGTGAGCAAGGCGCTACAGGCGACCAGGGAATCCCTGGAACAGGTATTCAACTACAAGGTAGTCTTCCATACATCGGTCCACCACAGTTCAATGGTGGCGCTTCTGGCGACCTATACATTGATAGTAATGGTGATGGATGGGCGTGGGATGGCTTGACTTGGACTAACGTAGGTCCTATTGCTGGTCCTGTAGGTTCTACTGGTGCTACGGGTGTTGACGGTGCCTCTGGTGCTGATGGGGCAACAGGTGCTACTGGTGCTGATGGTGCTGATGGCTTTGGTATCTACGCAACTGCTAGAACAGAAGCTGATGGAACATTAGTATCTGCTATTGGTCTCTCTGTTTCTCGTATAGCTACTGGTATATACGACTATACTTTTACTGACCCATATGTTGATGCCTCTTATGGTGTTGTCGGTCAGGTATTTGATACTGTTACAGACACTAATGTTATGGTGTCCGATGTAACATCAACAGGTTTCCGTATCATTCTTGGTGAGGGAGACAACAACACAGATGCCGACGTCTTGGTTGATGTAGAGCACGTCGTTACTGTGTTTGGCGTTAGTGGTCCTAGCGGTTCTGTTAGTGCCTACCAGACTTGGTTGGATGTTGGAAATGTAGGAACCGAGCAAGACTTCCTAGACAGTATTCAAGGTGATGCTGGCGCTACTGGAGCTGACGGTGTTGGTGTCGATGGAGCTACAGGTGCTACTGGCGCTGATGGCGTTCAAGGTGCTACCGGCGCTGACGGTGTTGGTGTTGATGGAGCTACAGGTGCTACTGGTATTGAAGGTCCACAGGGTGCTACTGGTGCTGACGGTGCTACAGGTGCTGGTGTTGATGGAGCTACAGGTGCTACTGGTTCTGAAGGTCCTGCTGGTGCTACTGGTGCTGACGGTGCTACCGGAGCTAATGGTGGTACAGATATTGTTTTGGATACAACTCCCCAGTTGGGTGGTAACCTAGATGGTCTAAATCAGAACATTACAAATATAAATGAACTCACTGTTGCTAGTGCTATGTTTGGTGGAGCACAACCACTAAGAGCATTCAACATCTATGGTTCTGGATTCAATGGTCGCATCAGTCTCCAAGGACCAGCAGCAAGTAATCCTGGTGTTGAGTTCACTACTAACGCCAACGCAACCAGAGCGTTGTTTAGATATCAAGAGGTTGGAAGTGGGTCAGAACTACAACTATGGAATCAGCCGAATGGTGGTGCTATTTCTAAGCATTTTGTCTTCGGTGATACGGGTAGACTCTTCATCAACCCACAGGGATCAGGTATAGCTCAACCAAACGACGCTGGCTTTAGAAACCTAGCTGGTGTAATGCAGTTCAAAGACTCCGCTGGAGCTTGGACTGATATTGCTTCCTCAAGTGCTGCTGGTGCGACTGGTGCGACTGGTGCTACTGGTGTTACCGGTGCTGATGGAGCCACTGGCGCTACTGGAGCTGATGGTGTTCAAGGTTCTACTGGAGCCACTGGAGCCGATGGTATTCAAGGTGCTACTGGTGCCCAAGGTCCCGAAGGTGCTACAGGTCTTCCTGGTACATTCGGTCCCCAAGGTCTTACTGGTGCTACAGGTGCTGACGGTGCCGAAGGTCCACAGGGTGCTACTGGAGCTGACTCCATAGTTCCTGGTCCTGATGGTGCTACTGGAGCTGATGGTGTTCAAGGTTCTACTGGAGCCACTGGTGCTGCTGGTGGTGTCCTTCAGTATGCTCGCTTGGCTAAATCCACAGCAACTGAAAATGTAAACGTCACCCTCAACAACAAAGCTCTTATTGAATGGGACGCACAGAGAAGTATTTCTTCCTCCTTTACCCACTCAACTACAGTTAGCCCTGGTACGGTTCGTGTAAATGCTGATGGTTTCTATCAAGTAGAAGCAAACATCACCTTTGATGTACCAACAACTGGAACTAACCGAGTCCATACAAGAGCTTCCGTATGGGTCAATGGTGTTGAAGAAGATAGCACCATCGTGAGTGGATACGGTAGGGGAGATACTGGGGGCAAGAATATGCTCATCTCAACCTTACTTGAGTTGTCCCCCAACGATATTATTCAGATATATGCTTGGACAGATGATAGTGCTGTCGCTCAAGTATGCCCCACAGTCCCTGAAGATTGTGAACTAAACATCACTCAAATCTCTGGGGCTGCTGCCGCTGCTGGTCCCCAAGGTCCACAGGGTGCTACTGGAGCTGATGGCGTTCAAGGTGCTACTGGTGTTGGTCTTGACGGTGCTACTGGTGCTGACGGTCCCCAAGGGGCTACTGGTGCTGACGGTGCTACTGGACTCCCAGGTACTGGTATTACACTTATCGGTACTGTCCCCACGGTCAATGACCTACCCACTACAAACAACAGCGTAGGTGACTTGTATATCGTTGGCGCAACCGGAGACGGATACGCTTGGGATGGTTCACAATGGAACAATGTAGGTCCTATCCAAGGTCCTATTGGTCCTAATGGTTCCACTGGTGCTACGGGATCAGTAGGTCCACAAGGTGCTACTGGTGCTGACGGAATTGCAGGTGCTACTGGTCCCGCTGGTGGTGGTTTCTTTGCCCTCACCGCAGAGACTAGGACTCTTGTAAACAACAGATACTTCTCTTTCGGTGCTAATGATAATGCTAACAACGGCGCTATCATCGCAGAAGACTGTATCCTACGTTATCTTTCACTCACTACAGAGTTCCCACTTGTAGGAACTGCTCAGATTGAAGTCATAGTCAACGGAGTCAACTCTGGTGTTATTGCTACACTAACCAACGGCAACCAAGAAATAACAAGTCCACAGTCAAACTTTGCTATTAGTGCTGGTGATAGAGTTACTATTCGTGTAATCGGCGCACCAACAACCACAACAAATGGTTCAGTTGCTACTGCTACGTTCGTAACCTCTGGTGCTATTGGAGACATTGGAGCCACTGGTCCTATTGGTGACCCAGGCGGTGCTACTGGTGCTACTGGTTTCAATGGTGATGATGGAGCAACTGGTCTAACTGGTACTACTGGAGCTACTGGTGCCCAAGGTCCTGAAGGAGCTACTGGTCTTCCAGGTCCATTCGGTCCCCAAGGTCTTACTGGCGCTAGTGGTGCCGAAGGTCCACAAGGTGCTACGGGTATTCCTGGTACTGGTATTACTCTTGTTGGTACTGTTCCTACGGTCAATGACTTACCCACTACAAACAACAGCGTAGGTGACCTATACATTGTCGCGGCAACTGGTGATGGTTATGCTTGGGATGGTTCACAGTGGAATAATGTAGGAGCTATTCAAGGTCCTATCGGTCCACAAGGTGCTACTGGTCCCGATGGAGCAACTGGTCTTGATGGTCCACAAGGTGCTACTGGAGCTGCTGCCTTTACGGCGACATACCTCAGAAGCATTATGGTTGATACAACCACAATCAATGACTCAACTACTTTCACAGCACTATCTGTTATTGATACCACCCCACAATTCCAAAGCGGTGGCTACACAATAGCTTCTGATGGCGTCCAAGTTCCCGACACTGGTATCTATCGCGTATCTACTTCTGCATATATGACAACTGATATCGCACGTGCATCAGTAGAAATGCAGTACACCATCAACGGTAGCTCTGCTAACTGTGCTGATATTGCTTCTATGGGTTACATTCGTGGCTCAAATGGTCACGCTGAAAGCTCTCTTTCCTTGTCTACACTGATGTCTCTAACAGCAGGTGATAAGATTGACCTTACTTTCAGACGAGCAGCAAATGCTTCAACTGTTGTCCTACAAGGTGCTAGTAGTTCTATCAATATAGAGAGAATTGCCTAGTACTAAATAGGGAAGTAACCATCAAAACATATTATATAAGGTGCCAATAACAATAAGTTTCGGACGAAGGGGGGAATACTCCCCTTTTATGGGCTTTCTGGGAGTATCAAGTGAAGGGCAATCATCACCAAGTCAACTAATATCAGTCAATGCTGTAAGTGCCGGTATAAATTCAACGAACAATTCGAATATAGACATTCTCAATATCTATTTAAATCATAGTACTGGGTATGAACTAGCCGACGTAAGCTATACTGAGTTTAGAGATGAAAGTAATAATCCATTCATTGACGCACAGAGTGTCGTTGATTACATCAACGATCGCGCCCAAGTAGCTCAAGAAAATGTATCTTTATTTTTCAACTATAGACCATTCGTGGTCAATCAGATAACAGTAGGACAAAATATTTTATTTGACTACAAGATAGCAGACCCCGGTCTACTATCTATTTTTTGGGAAGAAAGTACCTTCCCCTCAGGTGTAACTGTTTCTGAATACGATCATAGGATCGTTAGTGGAACTATATCATCCACTGGTGATTACTATTTACAATATGAAAAGGCAAATGCAGTAGGAATAACAACAGCAGTTTTACATATAGATGTGATATGAGTAACAATAATAAAATAAAAATAACAAGAAATCCCCTTACTCTTTCACTAAGATTTGTTGGAGTAACAACAGCTTCAGAAGATCCCAATGGTCGTAGGTTCACCGCCCTATCAGACCCCAATGGTATAAGTGTGTTGAATGAGAATATGACTGTCGGCTCTGGCGTCAGTATTTTCACTTTGAGGAACGTTCCCTATACAGAATTTGTTGATTCTGATGGAAATGGATTTGCAACAGACCTAGATGTAGTGACCTACATAAACAATGTATCGGCAGTCGGAACCCAACGATTCCCATCAAGCGTTGTTGGATTAGCAGTGACTGTATCTTCAGGAGTTAGTTTTGAATATGAAGCAAGATTTATTAGGGCATCAGGATACTACTGGGATGATACCACCCTACCGACAGGTACGAGTATATCTTCAGCAGATTCTAGGAAACTTTCGGGAACAATTAGCTCTACTGGTGTTTATAACGTTGTATTAGAGGTCTCCAATTACTTCGGAATCACCACGTCCACGGTAGTTGTTGACGTTGTATGAGTATGCTATACTGTGTGGACCGTTAGCCCTCCTTCTTATGGATGTAAGCAAAGAGTACTACGACAAGTGGTTCAGGATCTGGTCGGCTCAGTCCGATGAGACTCTTGAGATCACGGCTCTGGTACGGGCAATTGAGTGCGTCAATGGATGTATTCAATATGCATTTAGAGACAATGTCCCACAGGCACTACCGTTAGAACAAACCCGAGAGTGTATGAAGCTCTCAATGGGGGTAATGAAAAATAAGGTTCTCAAGATAAGCAATAGACACTCATTGCATATCCCACCCCATATCCATCCTCTTATGGATCGGTCTAGGGATATCTACATCAATGCGTTCAAGAAAGGTGATGATGAAGCCCTAGATGAATTCTATGGTTTATCAAAAGCCCACTTCGTTGTTATTGGTAAAGAGAGAGTTGATAGGCAATATGAGTTTGTACGCAAACATTTCACTGATCTATTCACTGAAATGTGGATCAAACAAGGACAAGGTTACATTTACTCTGTAGCTGAGTTCAGCTAAATACCTTACTACCCATCATCGCTATGTCCACTCCAGCATCTCGCGTATATCTCGCAGCTACAAGATGTGGTTATACAATCACCCCAGCTTCATTGACCGAAGCTATCCGCACAGCCATTATGGAATGTCGTGATAGTAGTGGACATGTCAGTGTAACAGAACTCTATGAGCTAACTTGCAAACTTGAATCCCTATCTACCAACGAATCTTAAATTATGTACACCAACCCAACCTATCTAACTATCGTAGGAATCTTAGTATTTCTTGTAGTGATTTGTATTATGGATGAGAACGTTGCCCCATATTTGGGTCTACGTTTCAAGGTATTGACTATGGAACTCCGCAGGCAGTGGTTGCTTCTTAAGATGAAGCCCGACCTCTGGCTAATGAAGTGGAGGATGAAGCGCGTCCTCAAAAAGCTACAAGAAGACCAAGAGCTACAAGCCCTTGCTAAAGAACATACGGAGATGATGAATGCTAGAGACAGTGATCCTACTGACTTGCGTTGAGGCTCAACTTATTATCGGGCGTGTTGAGAATAATTTCGACATTCCCCAAGTTGTTAGGAATGAAATTATAATAGAACTACTTAACGTGAGTGACTGTACAGATGGGAATGTTTGATTCTATCAAGTGCTCTGCACCTATTGGAGAGCTTACAAATGTAAATGCCCAAACCAAAGACATTGCCGATGACTTTTGGGAGGGGGGTACAATGTCCTTTTATTGGATTGACCCCTCTGGTCATATGTGGGCAACAGATTACTCTGGGACATATGATTTTGTATTCGATGGGACACGATACACTACAATAAGAACTAAAAACAAGGGTAGATTGTTTCCATTATTCATCACAAGGAGTATAGAAATATACGATTGCACAGTACAAGCTGATGGATATGTTGATACTACACGATGTGACCTTAGGGTATGCGAAGGAAGGTTGATAAATTATAAGTATAAATAAACCATACGGATTTATTTTGTTACGATGGACCTCAAATCTTATATTCAGCTCAAAGAGGCATACACTCAAGTAGGTAAGCCACAACAACTAACCGAGAGTGTTGACTCTATCTGGGAAGAAGTTGAAGCTTTTGCCCACGCCCTAGTAGAAGAAGAGGGTATGGATCTAAGCGATATGACTTGGGATGAGGTCCGCGAAGCATACCTTGATGAGCAGGGAAGTGGTCAAAGAGGCTCCGCAAGAAGAAATGCTGAGGCGGGTAGAAGGGAAGCTGAAAACCGCGCTTCGCAAGGTGCTGCTTATGGAAGAACCAGAAACCAACAGAAGCTGGATGCCAGAATTGATAAGGAGTTTGGTTCTAAGAAACCGGTTACAGGGCTAGCCAACCTAGGTACAAATTACAAAGCACAGGAATTAGCCGCAACAAAAAGAGCGGAAGCCTCACGTGCAAGTACTAAGCCAGATCCTAAGCCCGATCCCAAGCCAGATCCTAAGCCCGATCCTAAGCCTACCCCCACCCCCACGCCAGATCGCACACCAAATCGTAAGCCAGCGCCACAGCCAGCGCCACGTCCTACCCCCGCCAAACAGACCGGGAATAAGGCTGCTGATATGAAGAGTTGGGCGACAGCTAATCCAAAACTAGCTGCTGCTAAAGCCAAGAGAGATGCTGCAAGAGGATCAAGTTCATCATCTAACCCAATGATGAAGGACTTGAAGAGTCGTATGCCTAAGCCTACTGCCCCAGCTAAGGCTCCTGTCGCTAAGCCAGCAGCCGCTAAGCCAGCAGACAGCTCACAGATGAGAGCTATGAGCAAGCCAGCCGCTACTAAGCCCACACCTAAGGCAGCACCTAGCAGATTGGATAAAGCTCTTTCATCTGTAAAAGAAAGCGCCGATGCATTTGATATTATCTTAGATCACCTAGCTGAGCAAGGTTTTGGACCTGATGAAGCTCTAAAGCTTATGGTCAATATGAGTGAGGAGAAGCGTGAAGAGATCCTAGAGAACCGTCGTGCTGCTCGCGCTGCTGGTGGTTACAAGGATGACTCCAAGAAGCAAACTGATCCATCTAAGGATGGCTTTACTGGTATCTCTGGTTCTATCAAAGATATTATGAAGCAAAGTGCTGCTATGGACAAGGAAAAGTCTAAAAAAAAAGTAGATGAGTCCCTCTACCAGGCATACCTCTCTATGATGAGTGAGGAAGAGTCTGATAAGCTCAAGGATCGTCGCCAAGAGCGCGGTGGTGTTGACGGCAACACAGACTATAAGCGTGCTACTAAGGCGGCTCCTAAGGGCGAGAAGAAGGGTGAGACGCCTCTTCAGAAAGCATCACGTGAGAAGTACGGTAAGGGTGCTAGTGCTATGGACATCGTAAGAGCAAAGATCAAGGCTCAATACGGAGACAAAGCCATCAAAGAAGATCAAGACTCCTAAATAAAGACACCCCGTAGAGTCTCTATGACCGTCCCCAGAAATCATTTACATCGTTATGTGGTTGTTGGGTATAAGGAGGATGGTACAATAGTACGTGAGTCCTTCACCAGCGGTCGTGATGCCTACATTATGGAAGGCTACTACAAACGCCAAGGATACACAAATGTATCCATTTCCATCTCCAGGTAATGAGAGCCTCCCTCCGGGGAGGTTTTTATTTGCTTAATACTGCTTAAGTTTACATTAGAGAAAGTACAATATCGTAAAAGACACTGTATAATTGAAGATGTGAAAAGATGATATCCAAACACAAGACAAATGAACATACTAATGAACTACTGGGCACTCATAATGCTCAGCCTGCCTGTATACTTTTTTGTATCAATGGTGCTAATTTCCGAATTGAAAAGGAGATAGTATAACTAAATAAAACATACGCCAATAATTTATGGACACTTATGGCTCTTATGAAGGTTACCTATATAACCTCCAAACTTGCTCCCCATCCGAGGCAAAACGAATGTGGAAAGAGTCCATAAAGAATCAGTGGGACAACACTTGTGCGTATTGTGGCTCCAAAGAAAACCTTTCTTTAGATCACATTGTCCCTCAATGCAAAGGGGGCAGTAACTTATCCAAAAATATCGTCTGTGCTTGCACCAAATGCAATGGTGCTAAGGCACACGAGGATTGGATTATCTGGTATATTCAACAACCGTTCTTTACAGAAGCTCGCCGTCAGGCGATTGAAGATTGGATGGAGATTGAAGAAGAAGTTAATCCGTATATCTATGAACCAAAGTGTCGTTTGCATCCCTACGGTTCTAGAAGGAATAAGAAGTACTGACCTTCACTATTACACCATTTTATGGACTATCACCCGGCTTACTTAGACGAACTCGAAACTAGCCAAAGAAATATAAAAACGGGGATTGGAGGATCCTTTATAGCAACGCTGATTTACCTCATTCCCCTTATCATACTTCTATAAAAAAGTCAAGTCTTTTTGGGCGTATAAATAATCGTAAGAAGATTATGTAACTTACATTATTATTACATCTATTTTCTTCGTTAGTTCAGCCTGACTCGATAGTAGCGATGATCTCAACAGCGACTAAGATTAAATTAAAGCGTTCTGGTGTACCAGGGCGCGTACCCACCTTAGCTGACTTACAGCTAGGTGAATTGGGTATCAATTACAACGACGGTAAACTTTATTTTCGCCAAGAAAATGATGATATCGGCGCTCGTATTATCGAGCCCGGTCAAGGTGCCGTTATTGGTAAAACAATTTTCGTATCCGTAGAGGGTAACGATAACAACTCCGGTCTCAACGAAAGAGACTCTGTTAGAAGCATCAAGGCAGCAGCAGCAATCGCTCAGCCTGGTGACTCTATCAAGGTCTATCCCGGACAATACATCGAAGACAACCCCATCACCTTCCGCGACAGAGTATCTGTTGAGGGTATGGAGCTTCGTAACGTTCTCGTTACTCCTGCTAACCCAGACAAAGATTTATATTTAGTTGGCGATGGTTTCCACGCTACTAACCACTCATTCGTTTCCAACCAGGATTCTAGAGATGGTGCTGCTATCATTTCATTCCGCCCATTAGAAGGAACATCATCAGATCGCTACTTTGATGCTGCCCGTCTAATTCGCGACAACCTTGACTTTATCGCAGGCGAGACTGTTGGATTCCTAACCAGTGGCTATTCAGGCTTCGGCGCTGGTCAGAGATCTAACGATGGTGCTCGTGCGCTTGAACTAAACACGTCCTTCATCTCTGAAGAGGCTTTCCAATACATCAACTCTCCCGATTACAAAGGTCCCGCATACTTCAACCCAGACATCAACCAGTGTCGTAGTGACCTAAGAGATATCTTGAGTAGTTGGAGATACGACCTTATCTCTGATGGTAACAGTGAGACTACAGGTGTAGGTCTAACCTACTACGCACCAATCAAGTTTATCAATACTGCTAGGATTACTGACCTTGTTTATAATAACAAGACTGGTGATATGCTTATTGAGACTGATATTGATACACTATCTAAAGCTGGTGATGAGATCAAGCTAGCTGATATCAGACTTGACTGTGCTCCTTACGACAACGATTTCCTAATTCAAAACTTCTTGTATGATAATACAAGTGGTGTTGGTACAGTAACTCTACCTTTTATTCACGACATTTCTGTTGGTGATTCAATCAAGTTAGATGGTTTGAAGTTTGATTGCCCCGCTTATGGCGCACAATCTTTTGCTGTTTCTAACTTTGTTTATGATGAAGCAACTGGTTCTAGTCTCGTAACTGTTGATGGTAAGCACGGTCTTTCCGTTGGTGATACCATTGAATTACGTGACCTACAGTTTGACTGCCCCGCTTACGGTGGTAAGTTTGCTAACGTATCTGATCTATCATATAACAATGTAAGTGGTCGTGGTCTAATCTCATTCGACAGAGACACCAATCTAGTCGCCGGAGACACCATCTTCTTATATGATATTGAGATGAGCTGCCCTGCATACGGCAATGCTATCTCAGTAACAGATTTTAATTATGATAACGTAACTGGTCAGTCAAGAGTATTCCTATCCCAGCCTCACGGTCTACAATCCGGTGACCTAGTCAAGCTAGAGAACTTGAAGTTCTCCTGTGATAGCTACCTAAACAGCAAGTATGGTATCAGACAGTTTGTTTACAACAACACAACTGGCGAATCTGTAATCACACTAGACAACGAGCACAGCATTCAAGACGGTCAGACTGTTACTCTTGATAATTTAGTATTCCGTTGCGACAGCTTCTCACCAGACAGAAAAGTCATCACCGACTTCAAGTACAACAACGTAACTGGTGTTTCTTCAATCACACTATCAGTTAACCACGACTTGGGTATTGGTGATCTATTCAAGTTAGAGAACATTGCATTCGCTTGCAACAGCTACAGCTTCACTGATCTAGATGTTGTCGGTGCTTCCTACGAAGAGTTCACTGGTTTCGTTACTCTTGAGCTAGAAGCACCTCACGGTCAAGAAGTCGGTCAGAACGTAAAACTAGATGGTCTAGAGTTCTCTTGTGTAAACAGCCCAGGCATCACAACCACCATCTTCCCTGATGGTACTGGTGGATTTGAGTTTGAGATCCTTGACGTTCCTACTCAGACGAGTATGATCATCAACGTCGGTCCTACTGGATTCGCTCACTCATATGAAGGTGGCGGTACAGCAACCGTTGGTATCACTACAACCTTGTTCCCAGATGGAACGCAGGGATTTGAATTTGAAGTTACTGATCTAATCAGTGCTACTCAGTTTGTAACTAACGTCGGTGTCTCAACAATCGCCCACACCTATGCTGGTGGTGGTAACGTTATTGTTGGTCTAACAACAACCAAGTTCCCTGATGGAACACAAGGTAATGAGTTCGTTGTTAGTAGCACCCCTTCCCCAGATCAGATCATCATCAACGTTGGTGTATCTACAATCTCTCACGTATATGTAAACGGTGGTACTGTTGACGTTGATAGCTTCAACCCAGTATCTTCCCTAGATTACAACAACTTAGACGGCACTGGTCTAATCACCCTTTCAGAGAACCATAACTTAGTTCCTGGTGATTCATTCGTTCTAGAGGACGTCACTTTCGTTTGCGACTCTTACAGAATTGGCGCCGCTTCTACTATCCGTGTTGCTAATTTCCAGTATGAGAAGACCACTGGTATCTCAGAAGTAACTACTAGCACACTCCACGGCATCCAGGTAAGTGATGTTATTGGATTGAGCCAGCTAGAATTCACCTGCCCTGGTGGATCTGGTATCACCACAACAGTCTTCCCTGACGGAACAAGAGACAATTTCTACCGTGTACTATCAGTACCCACCCCTAACAAGATTGTAGTCAATGCTGGTATTTCTACCATTGATCACAACTATGTTGGTGGTGGAGAAGTACAGGTTGGTCTAACAACTAATATTTTCCCTGACGGAACACGCCCTTCTGGTGAATTCTTCAAGGTATTGAGCGTACCTGCACCTAATCAGGTCATCACTGATATTGGTGTAAGCTCCATCACTCACGAGTACACCTCTGGTGGTAAGTTCTACACAGGTATTACTACTAACATCTTCCCTGAGACCTACACCAATCCAAATATTCAGGTAACTTCTGCTGCTTATAACGAAAGCACTGGTTCTCTAACCATCACAACCAACGAACCACATCAGTTGAATGTAAGTTCTGATGTTCTACTACAAGGTTTAGAGTTCTCCTGCAACTCCGGTGGTGTTGGTGGATCCCCTGGTTCCTTACTATTCCCACGTAACCAAGAAGTATATGAAGTAACTAGTGTAGTCAATGCATTCACATACACCTGTAACATCGGTGCTTCTGCATTCGCACACACATATGTTCAGGGTGGTACATCCACTCCACAGAACATCATCAATGCTGTATACAATGAGAACAGCGGTAGACTACAAGTCACTCTTGATACTGATCATAACTATTCTATTGGTGATCAGGCAAGCGTTGTTGATCTACTATTCTCCTGCCTATCTGGTGGTGAAAACAATCAGCCCGGTAACCTACTATTCCCACGTCCTAACGATGAGTTTGTAGTTGTAGCTGCAACAGGAAACACACTATCATTCAACGTTGGTGCGTTCCCAAGCTTGGAGCACTTCTATTCTAATGGTGGTTCAATCAGCTTTGCTGGTCAGACACTCTCAATCAACGATGCTGCTTACAATGAGCAGAACGGTGTTGTACTTGTTACTACAGCTACACCATCTGGTGCTGTTGCTGGTGATATCGTCACGATGCAGGGTCTAGTATTCACCTGCAATTCTGGTGGTCTAGACAATGCTGCCGGTAAGGTCATCTTCCCAAGACTAGACAAGCCCACATTTGAGGTTGTTGGTATTGCGGACAGAAGAACCTACATCATTCAGGTTGGTGCTTTCCCAAGTCTCCCACATACATATGTCTCTGGTGGTTTCTCATCACTCAAGAAGAGAACCAGCAGTAAGAATGTATTCCGCGTCAACTCAGTACCTACCCCAACACAAGCAATCCTCAATGTAGGAACCAGTGATATTCAGCACGAATATGTATCTGGTGGTAATCTACTAGTTGGTATCACTACAAACATCTTCCCTGACGGAACACGTCCTGACGGTAATGAGTTTGAGGTTCTAGGTGCCCCTTCTAATAGCAGTGCTATTATCAACATTGGCGTCTCATCCATCCCACACAACTATGAGTTTGGTGGTATCGCTCAGTATGGTAAGACTAATGAGCTAAGCGTCATCTCATTCAACTACGATAACCTATCTGGTATCTCAACAGTCACCATCCGTGGTGAGCACAATCTAGTTGCTGGCGACAACGTCAAGCTAGAAGGTCTACGCTTCACTTGCACCAACAGCCCAGGCATCACAACAGATATCTTCCCCGATGGAACCGCTGCTAGCTTCAATATCTACTCAGTAGATAGAATCATCAGCAGCAATAGCTTCCAAGTCAACGTTGGTTCTGTTGCTTTTGATCACACTTATGTAAGTGGTGGTTCAGTATTCATCGGTATCACAACCAACATCTTCCCTGACGGTGGAATTGGTTATGACTACATTGTTTCTGAGGTACCAGAAGACAACGCAGTTGTAGTCAACGTTGGAGTTTCTTCCATCCAGCACAACTACATTCGTGGTGGAAACCTATTTGCTGGTCGCACAAATGAGAGAGACATCTCCAACTTTGAGTATGACTTCAATAGTGGTCTTGCAATCCTAACTCTCAAGCAGCCTGAGGATAATGTATTCACTGGCGACCTAATCAAGCTCAAGAATCTAAGCTTTGACTGCCCTGAGGGCTCTGGTCTAACCACCAGCATCTTCCCTGATGGTACACAAGGCTTCCTATTCCCAGTCACAGAGAGACTAAACCCAACGCAGTATCAACTCAATGTTGGTTCATCACCTTTCCCACACACCTATGTTCGTGGTACTGGTAGTGCATTCGTTGGTATTACTACCGACGTCTTCCCTGCTCCTGGCGATAGCAGGATCTTCAAGGTCACTGATATCCCATCACCAACTACAGTCACTGCACAGATTGGCGTCTCATCCATCCCACACGTCTATGATGGTGGTGGTAAGTTGTTCGTTGGTATCAATACGGACATCTTCCCTGGCGATTCTGAAGTATCACCATTGGGCGATACATACACCATTCAGTCAATCACGAATGATGGAGAAATCCTAGTCAACGTCGGCGTATCTAGCATCAGCCACTCTTATGTTGACGGTGGTACTATGCAGTACGGCGTTACTGATGGTGGTCAGCTACAGCACATCACTGGTCCTGGCGTCAAGGATGCAACCATTGCGGCAATTGACTTCGAGCGTCAAATGTCTAAGGCAATCATCAACAACCGCCCTTGGGGTTCATTCGTTGTTGCTGAAACTTCACGTGTAACCGGATTCGACTACGACTTCCAAACTGGTTTTGCTACAGTTACTGCTCCTGGAATCGGAGCTAAGCGTGGCGACACCATCAGGATGAGCGACATTGAGTTCAGGTGTTCTGATGAGTACGCTGGTCTAACCACCACATTCTTCCCAGACAATACTCGCGATGAAGGTCAGTACTTCACTGTTGATACTCAACTAGATGGAGATAGCTTTGAAACCTTCGTTGGCTTCACAACATTCACTCACGTATATAACAGAGGCGGTAACGTCTACCGTTACAGACAGAACATTGACGCCATTGACTACGAAAGAATCACTGGTCTAGCTCGTGTTACTTCACCTGAGCACGGTTTCCGTGAGGGAGACATCGTTGAGCTTGCTGATGCAAGATTCACTTGCCCTGTATTCTCACCTGACTACGACATTGAGAACTTCCAGTACGACAACATCACTGGCGTCTCTACAATCACAACTAGACTAGACAACACCATCGAAATTGGTGATCTAATCAAGTTGGATAACATTCGCTTTGAGTGCCCACCTTACGGTAACACCAAGCCAATCTCCAACTTCCTATATGATAATCAGACTGGTATCTCTACCGTACTCCTCAGTGAGGCACACGGTCTAGTTGCTAACCCAAGAACACCTTCTTTGGTAGTCCAAGCTGACTATGACTATACAACGGGTATCCTAACTGTAACAACCGCTGATGATATCAACTGGGATATCTCAACCAACGGTGTTGAGCTAGACAACCTTCTATTCACCCCAGCTATCCCAACCTTACAGGAGAACTACACCTATAAGATTGATACTCTACTATCACCAACTGCATTCCAACTTCAGGTTGGTGTAGGATCTACATCCAGTAGCTATGTTGCTAACGGTACTGCTACTCGCGTCAACCGTTTCGATGTGAAGCTAGATGGTATCAAGTTCGATTGCCCATCATACGGTAACGATATTGATATTCAGGACTTCTTATATGATAACAAGACTGGTAATTCACTAGTTACCGTTATTGAGCCACACGGTTTGACCATTGGTGATAACGTCAAGCTAGCTGATATCAAGTTCCAGTGCCCTCCTTACCAGAACAACTTTGATGTTATCGATGCAAGATACGATAACGCTTCTGGTATCATCACTATTACAACTGCTAAAGAACTAAGAGACATCGGCATTGGTTCAACCATTCGCTTGAAGGATCTACAGTTTGATTGTACTGAGTCTGGTGACGAGTATGATATCGTTCTATTCACATACGATCCTCCAACTGGTATCGCAACTGTAACCATCGGTGGCAACAGAAACAACCTACCACTAAACCCAGGTGAAGGTGTAAAACTATCTGATACGTCATACATCCTACCTAATGCTACTGGTGGTATTACTACCGTTGCTTATCCTGATGGTCGCGACCCAAGCTACAATATCTTCTCGGCAAGAGACGTTCAGGCAGGAGCTATCCTACCTAACACCACAGACATTACAGTATACTTCCCGAATGTAAGAGAGAGTTTGGCTATCTTCCAGAACGAAGGTACTCTAACCGTTGGTATTACTACTAACATCTATCCAGAATTGGTTGGTAGTGAAGGTGGTTTCTATGATGTTGTTTCTATTCCATCTACCAATCAGCTTGTATTGGACGTTGGTATCTCCTCCATCACACACAACTACATCCGTAACGGTCAAGTATTCACTGGTGTAACCACAAACTTCTTCCCCGGTAACCTACAGAACTCACCTAAGGGCGATATCTTCGAGGTCATCGACGTTCCTACACCAAATCAGGTTCGCGTCAACGTTGGACCTTCCAGCATCAGCCACAGCTATGACGGTGGCGGCGCACTATTTGTTGGTATCACAACTAACATCTTCCCAGATGGTAGCCAAGGAAGCATCTTCCCTGTAATCGGTATCGCAGGAACAGATGTACTCCAGGTCAACGTTGGTACTTCATCTATCCCTCACACATATCGCTCAGGTGGCGATTTGCTCGTAGGCATCACAACCGATATCTTCCCTGGTAACGAGCAGAACTCACCACTAGGAAGCATCTTCAAGGTTGTTGGTAAGAACCCAGCCTCTCCTGATAGATTCGTAGTCAACGTTGGTGTATCCAGCATCACCCACAACTACCTAGATGGTGGTACGGTGACGACTGGTGTTACCACAGACATCTTCCCTGACGGAACAAACGGATTCACATTCCCAATCGTTTCTGTAGATGGTGACGACAACTTCTTCATTGACGTCGGCGCTTCAACGATTGATCACACCTACGTAAGCGGTGGCTACACTCGCCTACTAGAGACTCCTGTCAGAGACTTTGACTACGATAACGTAACAGGCATTGCTACTATTCGTATCACAGATCACAGATACAACAACGGAGACATCGTCAAGCTACGCGATATCAAGTTTGACTGCGATCCATACGGTGGTGAGCAAGATGTAACCGATCTCGTATACGACAACACAACTGGTAGAGCGTTTATCACAGTCAACGGTTCACATAACCTTGCGATCAACGATCTAGTCAAGCTATCCGACATTCAGTTGGACTGCCCAGCATACGGTAACGACTTCAACATCAACGGAGCACTTTATGATTCAAGTACAGGTGACCTACTAGTATCCACAGTCGTTCCTCACGGTTTGGAGATTGGTGAAGACGTCAAGATTGAAGGTCTAGAGTTCAACTGCCCAGGCGGATCTGGTATCACAACCACCATCTTCCCTGACGGCGCTGCTCCTAGCCTCAACATCTTCAAGGTAACCGGTGTTCCTGATCCTAACGGCACAACTTTCGTAGTCCGCGTTGGTGTCTCATCCATCCAGCACACATATGTAGCAGGTGGTAGAGCATTCGTTGGTATCACCACGAACATCTTCCCAGGTAACCTACAGAACTCACCTAAGGGTAGTATCCTAAGAGTAACCGACACCCCATCTTCTAACAGCTTCGCTGTTGAGGTTGGTCTAAGCTCTATCGCACACAACTACGTTCGCGGTGGCTTGGTTCAGACCGGTGTTACAACTGACTTGTTCCCCGATGGTTCACAAGGCGATTACTTCGTTGTTAGTGACGTCATCAACACCAACTTGATTGAGATCAATGCTGGTATTTCAAGCATCAAGCACCGTTATAACTCCGGTGGTTTCGCTAGCAAGTACGCTACATACCAGTCCAAGGAAGCTCAGGTCATCGACACCTCAGTAATCCGCGTCAGCGGTGACTGTGCGGCTGTAGGAGCGCGAGTAGACCAGTTAGCGGGTATTGTGACCTCTATCCTTACGGAAGGTCCTGAGTACGCTCCTGGTGGCGCTCCTCTAAATATCGTTGCTGCTTCTTACAACAACGCAACTGGCGACATTTCTATCACGACCGATGAGGCAACTGGCTTAGAAGTCAACAACCTCGTGAAGATTGAGAATCTAATCTTCTCCTGCCAGAAAACGTCAGCAGTTCACGGTGCTACCTACGATAACGAGACCGGTGTTTGCATCATCACCTCTTCTACACCTCACGGTCTAGAAGATGGTGGAGAAGTTCTACTAGAAGGTCTAGAGTTTGCTTGCCCTGGTGGAAGTCTACTCTATCCTGAGAACCCAGCATCAGCTATCTCAGTATCTAAGGTATACGACAAGTACAATTTTGAACTAAATCTAAACCCATCATCCAAAGTACACACATATGTGAAGGGTGGAACGATCACTAGCGTACCTACGACTAGAGTCTTCCCTGATATGAAGAGGTTTATCTACCCAGTAGCACAGACCCTATCTGAAAGAACCTTCATCATCAACGTAGGCACATCAAATCTACCACACACATATGTAAGTGGTGGTCTAGCGTACCCAGGTTTGAGAAACGACGTCAGAAACGCAACTTACAACCGCCTAACCGGCATCGTAACCGTTGAGACCGAGCAAGATCATTACCTAGTAGAGAATACTGGCGTAAACCTAAGTGGTCTACTCTTCTCTTGTGCTTCTGGTGGCGAAGATAACGCTCCTGGTACTCTACCATTCCCAGACAACCGCCCAGCTAACGTACTAGCTTCCACCTACGACAACGTAACTGGTCTATTGACGATCAGAACTGAGAAGCCTCATCAACTTTACCGTGATGCTTTCGTAAAACTAGAAGGTCTAACCTTCGGTTGCCCTGGTGGCTCACTAGTTTATCCATCCAATCCCGAGAAATTACTCCGCGTAACTAAGGTTCAGGATGATTACAACTACGAGATCCAGCTAACACCTTCTACTAAGGTACACACATACCTAAGTGGTGGTACTTCCAATCCAGGTCCTGGTAACTATCGCGTCAATACTGTTGAGAGCGCTAGAGTCTTCACCCTAAGGATGGCTTCAAACAACTTGGAGCACACCTACGTAAGCGGTGGTTCAGTTGCGTCACTCTTCACCGAGCAGGAACTAGACGGTCTAAACCTACGTACCGATAAGTGCGCAGATGACGTCAAGAAACTCTACCTAGCAGTCGCTCACGACATTACTCGTGGTGGTAACTGGAAGTGTGTTGAGGGTGCTAGAAAGTACTTTGATCAGGTGGGTCAATTCCAATTCATCGCTGGTGGCGAAGTCAACCAGACCGTTGAAGCTCTTGAATACTCACTCAACGTCGTTCGTTGTGTAATCAACAACGTATCTTGGGGTGGTGTTCCACGTGGTTACTTCACAGAAACTCAGAAGTCACTACTATCAATCCCAGAGTCCACCCAAACTTCAGTCGTTCGCTACAAGCGACCTATCGAAGCGGGGCAAGGTACTTGGGATAAGAAGGAAGTTATTGACTTCCAATACGATAAGTTCAGTGGTGTTGCAGAAGTCAGAACGTCTATCGCTCACGAGTTGTCTAAGTACAACGCGATTCAACTAAGCGATCTAGAGTTCCGCTGTGCTAACAGCCCTCGCGTTACAACCAACATCTTCCCAGATGGTACGCAAGGTGAGATCTTCGAAGTTCTAGATGTTATCCAGGATAACGAGCCATTCACTGTAAGTGATGCAATCTACGACAACGAGACCGGCATTATGCGCGTGATCTCACAAGGTAATGACTTTGGTATCCCAGTCGGATCACTAATCAACCTACGCAACTTGCGCTTTGTTTGTAATTCTACGGGCTCAAACGCATCTCTAACATATCCAGAAAATCCAGAAAACATTTATGAGGTTATTTCCAGACCAAATGCTAGCGAATTGAAGGTAAACGTAGGTGTATCTACTATCGTACACACATACAACCCAATTTTCAACCCAATCGTAGGCAATGAGCCTACGGTTCAGCAGCTACCAACCAAGTTCAGAACTCACGTTGGAACAGTTGACTTTGACCACACTTGGTTCGAAGGCGGTTCAGTTTGGAGAAGGTCACCATTTACCAAGCCAGTTGACGCGACTCAGGTCCGCGACGTCAGTATCCAGTTCGATCCATTACAGAATACAAACAGTACACCTAACGCGTGTGCGAACGTCTTCTCCGCGATCGAGAACTGTGTAGGCATCGTCACCACAATCGTCAAGGTTGGTTTTGAAGGATCCGGTATCTCCACTTCCTACCCAGGTAACAATGGTAAAGGCGTACCAACGTTTGAACAAATGGCTTCACAGGGTGTTGGTAACATCATCAAGGGTCCATACATCAGAAACTGCACCAACTTCGTTCCTAAGTCAATCGGAATGAGAATGGACGGCTTCGATGCTGAACCAGGCGATGAGATCTCCAACGGTGTCCAAGGTTCATCTAACGTTGACTCCTTCACCCAGTTCAACCCAGGCGGTATTGGTTGTTCCGTATCAAACGGCACCTACCAACAGCTCGTTTCTATCTTCACCATCTGTTGTGACCAGGCTATTGTAGCTGACTCAGGCGCACAGCTTGACCTTACGAACTCTAACAGTTCCTTCGGTCGCTTAGGTCTAGTCGCTCGCGGCATTGGTGATGCTAAGTCCAAGTGTATCGACCGCTATACCGGCGTCGTTGCTAAGGAAGCAGAGATCGAAGACGACGTTGTGATCATCGCAGGTGTTGGTAACAAGCGTCCTTATGATGGTCAAGGCATCTTCTTCGGCGAACTCTACCGCGAGGTTATCTCAATCAGAATTGATGATTCTGGCTCAGGTTATGATGACTTGAACCCACCATTCGCATCAATCGCCCTTCCAACTGGTCCTTCAGGTATCAAGGCTGAAGTTTCACCAACAGTTCAGGACGGTAAGGTTGTTTCAATCGAGGTTATCTCAAACGGTAACCAGTATCGCGAGAAAAACCCAATCGTAACAATCGATCCACCCGATGATTCTGATGGTAGACAAGCTAAAGCAACTGCAATCACCGAACCTCTCTACTACGACGTAGATAGCTCAGGTGAACCAAACGAGGGTACTGTAAGAGTCGTCTTCAAACAGCGTCTAAATAATACAGTATCAATAGGTACTACCGTATTCTTCTCACGTCTAAGTCTCCAAATTGCATCGTCACACTCCTTCGAGTATATCGGTGCTGGTAACGAGATCGACGGCGCGAGACCTTCTCAGGGCGGCGTTCCTATCAAAGCGAACGAAGTTATCAAAGAAGATGGTGGTTCCATCGTCTATACTTCCACAGACCAGGCGGGTAACTTTAACATCGGTGACGATTTCGTCATCAACCAGTTCACTGGTACAGTTACCGGTAGATCCTTCGATCAATCGGTGCTAAATAAAGTAACGCCACTCATCATCGCACTCGATAGCTAAGTACCATGGCAGCAGTAGCACTAAATACGTTTAAGACGGTAAGGCATTTGCTAACCGCATCCAATGTGGGCATTTATACTGCCCCCATTGGTGTAGCGGCGATCATCCTCTATGCCCAGGCATCTCACGTATCAAATGACGAAGATGTAAAGTTCATCACCTTCTCACACTCTCGCCCAATCGATGACATTCCCGATTTTGAGATTGTTAGAAATGGAGCAGTTATTCCAGACGACAGTTTGGATCTTCTAACGGGTCGTTTAGTTCTTGAAACTAACGATATCCTAAAAGTTAGGGGCGATACGACCGGAGATGTGAAGGTTGTTATCTCTATCCTAGAGACAGCTAAGAGCTAAGTACAACTATTCACATTAAGAATTAAGGTCAATGGCGAGAAATTATCTATCTGGACGAGTCAGTAGAGCTAGCTTCGGTATCCCCGGCTATTCAACATCAGGTGATCTGTCTGTTGATGTATCCGGGGCTATTGGTGTTGAAACCAGCGAACCTAGATCTTGGATCGATACTCCTGAAATTAGCATCAGGGGAGACATTATTGACGCTGACGAATTCGAAGGCGGACTTGGGTACTTTCTTAGCAAAGATACTGTTGGTGTAAAGTGGGTAGCTGCGAGCCCCATTGACCTAACATTCATTCGTGTATTTGATAATGGCGTTCAGATTGGACCCAGCTCTTTCAGTGGTCTAAACTTTGCTGCTGGAACGGACGAAGATTTCGTTCAAATTATTCCTAACGTAGATGATCCCTCAATTGCGGACATCTCATATGACGTTAGGTGGATCAAGTTTGGCTATGGTCCAAACAAAGGTATTGCAACTGGTTTCGGTCCAGACGGTACGTATGCTTCTCTCCCAGGTTATGGAACCTCAGAAGCATCTGGTATCACGTCTGTCGGTATCGGTACTATCCAGCCACAGGATGATTTCCAAGTTGGTATTGGATCTACAGGTGTAACAATCAACGGGGCATTAGGTCTAGTTGATGCAGAAAGAATCAAAGCGAAGAGCATTGAGGTTGAAGGCAACCTAGAAGTTGAATCTTTGGTCGTCCGACCGGGATTTGCGACACTGACCGATCTGGATGTTCTGAATGAGGCATTCATCCCGAGGGAGTATGTTGGCTTCTCAAGTATACAAGAAGCCCAAATTGATGTTCTGAAAGCGGACCAGATACTAGCTGGTGTTGCTACGTTCGGTTTCCCTACAGGTGACGTATTCATCCTGAATGACCTCTATGTAGAAGGTGGATTAGGTACGTTTAGTGGCGACGTTTATGTTGGAGGAGACCTAACTGTTGCTGGTGATACATTCTTCAAGCAACTAAACGCAGAAAATATTGTTGTAACTGGTATTGCTACGATCAACCAGGCAGAAATTGCTGGTCTAGCGGTAACCAACTTAGCAGCATCTGGATTCAGTACACTAACATTCTACTCGTTTGATACTGGTTTTGGTACCAGTTTGTTTGTACAGAGTGCTGTTGTATCAGTCTCAACCATCACCAAAGCTGATGTTGGCGACATTGTAGTAGGAAATGGTACTGCTACAGACTTTGACGTCACTGGTGTTGCCTCTGTTGGCTTCCTAACAGCAACAAATTCCTTCATAGGAACAGCTACCGTTGGTATTCTAACTGTACAAGGGGACTCCACAGTTAGTGGTGTATCCACATTCGTTGGACTAACAACTTTCAGAGACGATGTATTCGTTGGTGGTAACCTTGACGTCAAGGGAGACCTCATTTTCGAAGATCTCTTTGGTGAAAACCTAGTTATCTCTGGTGTTGGTACTATTGTCCAGCTAGAGAGTAACGTTGGTATCATTACCGCTCTCTTCAACCAGAATACCCAGATCACTGGTGTCGCTACAATCAGAAGGATTGAAGCCCAGTTTATGGACATCCTTGATATCAGCTCAAGGAACATTGAGAACAGTGGATTCGTAACATCCTTCGCACTAGATGTAGAGCAAGGATTTATCGGGATCGTTACTGGTAATGATCTATCATATGATATTGGTACATTCAATTCCATCGACGCTGGTATTGGTACTATTACCCAGCTCTTCGGTTCAAACCTACGCTACAACGGTCTATCTGAGATTGATGGTACCGTATTCAGCAACAGAGACGTTGAGATTACAAGGAACCTAGAGGTCCTTGGTCTAACAACCTTCCGTGGTGTTGGTACTTTTGGAACTGACCTATACGTTGATAACGATCTATTCGTTGGTGGTAAGCTATTCTTCGAGCAAATTGAAGGTGATAACCTACTAATCACTGGTATTGCTACCGTTGCCGAGTTACAATTCAACGTTGGTATTGGTACATCAGCTCGTATTGAGAAGCTAGATGTAACAGGTATTGCTACTATCCAGAATACCGATGGTATTGCTGGTACATATACCCAACTATCTGTAGAGCAGTTGATTGTAGAGCCACTAGGCAGAGGGTCACCTTTCCCTGGCTTCGCGCAGATTGATCAGCAGCTATCCAGATTACTATCAGTAACACAGAGTCTAACAGCAGAGAATGCTTCTGTTGGTGCTGGTACAGTCCGTGATAGGTTCCAAGTACAGGGTGAAACCGTCCTCAATACTGCTGAAATTGGTATCGGTACCATTGGTATTGCTACAATTACAGCAGCAAATATTGCTGTATCAACAGTTGGTTTCCAGACAACTAAGACTTCATTCACTGGTCTAGGAACATTTACATTCCTAACAGTAGAAACAACTGGTACTTATGAGCAAGACCTCATCGTAGAAGGAACTGCCTTCATCAATGATGGTGTTGTTATTGGTGTATCTACCATTCAGGATCTTGAGTTCAACTCAGGTGTCGGTACTAATCTAGTATTAACCAATTCCACAACAGGAATTGCTACGATTGGTCTAGCTTCTGTTACTAGAATGGAAGCAACATCAATCGATGCTTATGAAACTAACGTAGCTATTAGTACTGTTGGTTTTGCTGAGGTTGGTACAGCCACCGGAGACAGTGCATTACTAGTCACTGGTATCAGTAGCTTCATTGGATTCACCACATTTACTGGTGATGTATTCGTCACAGGTGACCTAACAGTAACCGGTGTTACATCGTTCGCTCAGCTTGACTCAGCACAGTCTCAGATCGGTATTCTAACGGTCGGTAAGGCATTAGATGGTTCCGGTGCTATCGCCTCCTTCAGGACCTTGAAGACCATAGATGGCGCAGAGATGCTCGGCATCAATACCATCGGTCTATCAACCTTCCAGAATGGTGATGTAAACATCAACCGCAACTTGACCGTTGGCGGCATCACAACCTTCCAGGGTGTTGTAGTTATTGATGAGACTTCATTCACAAACGCAGAAGTAACTGGCGTTGCGTCAATCACAAAGCTATTTGTGAACGCAGGCATCGCTACTAACTTTGCAGTAGATCAACTCACCGTAAACGTCGGTGTTGTAACAGACCTCACTGTAACCGGCTTCTCCACGTTTGTAGGCTTCTCAACATTCGAAGGTGACGTTGCTATAGCAGACGACCTATCAGTCAGTAGAGACGTCCTGGTGGGCGCCTCAGTGACCGTAGGGAACCAAGTAAATACACAGGACCTCGCTGTAACCGGCGTTGCTACTATCGCTGAATCTATCATCGGTATTAGCACCATTACTTTTGCTGATATTGCTGATGCAGAAGTCGGTGTAGCCACAATTGGTGTTGCTGATATCGGCAACCTATTGATCGAGAACCTATTTGTATCCGGTCTATCAACCTTTATTGGACTATCAACGTTCAGTGATATTGAATTTGAGAACTCCGAAGCAACAGGAGTATCAACATTCAACGATACCAACGCACAAACATCCCAAATTGGGGTTGCTACTGTTGGATTCGCAACGATCACTGATGCATTCATCGGTGTATCTACCGTTGAATATGCAAGAATTGGCGTTGGTACAGAAGACAGAGCACTATATGTAAGTGGTGTAAGTACATTCGTTGGATTCACCACCTTTACTGGTGATGTATTCGTAGATGGTAACTTAGATGTAACTGGAATCGTTAGCTTCATTCAGCTAGACGCTCAGCAGTCACAGATTGGTATCCTAACAGTATCTGAGTACTTGCAGGTTGGAGACATCCTCCAAGAGCCAGCAGGTTTCTCTACTTTCAATAGATTCACTGCACAAGCAGGTGTAATAACAAGTGTAACATCCGAAGAAGTTCAGACAGGCATCCTAACCGTCGCAGGTAAGACTGAGATTGGTGGTAGCTTAGACGTTGCTGGTATTACTTCACTAGGTAATTCTGATCCAGTCCTAGGATTTGTTACTACTCGCGGTGACCTATACGTTGGTGGTGACCTATTCGTATCTGACGACATCATTTATGATGAGATCACTGGTCGCAATCTAAGTATCAGTGGTATTGCTACCATTGCTAACTTGAATGTACCTAACGGACCAGACTCTGGTATTGGTACCATCTTCAACCTACGTGGTGATCAACTAGATTATCGCTACGCTAGATTTGATGAAGTCAAGATCACTCAACTAGAAGTATCTGGTGTAATCGGCACATCAATCAGTATTGAGTTACTTGATGTTATCGGTCTAGCCACGTTCCGTAACCGAGTTGTATTTGAGGATGAGGTAACCTTCCAGAAGGACGTATCCTTACTACAAAATCTACAAGTTGTTGATACAGTCACAACAAATAGACTAAATGTTATTGACCTAACTGCTACCAACAGACTAAGAGCTGTTAGTGGTATCATCACAAGCCTAACATCAGAGGATATTCTGAACGAGCGCATCACTGTTAGTGATACAGCTACGATATCCTTCCTAAGTAACGCAGAGGCAGAGATTGGTCTAGCAACTATCACTACCCTTGATAGTACAAGCATCAATAACAGTGGTCTTATCACATCTACTGATGTAAATGTATCAGGTGTAACGAGTACGTTTGACTTATTCGTAACGAATACTGCTACGTTCATCGGAGAAGTTCGCTTTGATGGTGATGTAACTGTAAGAGAAGACCTCGCAGTAGTTGGCTTCACTTCAATCGTTGACTTCAGTGCAAGAAACGGTTCAGTTGGTGTTATTACAGCACTCAAATTAGAAACCGGTCAGTTCTTGATTGAACCAGGAGCAGGAAACGACTTCACAGTCGAGTCAGATGCTACATTTACCTCCGGTCTAGACATCGAAGGCGTCCTTGAGATCATCGGTCCAGGTAATACTGGTACTTTGGTTGCTGGTATTGCTACGATCACGACTCTAGTTGGTGATATCATCAGCTATGACGACGCAGACTTCCAGACTCTACAGGTAGATAGCCTAGAAGTTATCAACCTACCAACAGATCCAGTAGATATCCAGTTTGATCTATCTATTGGTAGAGACCTAGATGTTCTCCGTGATGTTAGTATCGGTCAGAACCTAACCGTTGCTGGTATTATCACCGCACCACAAGGTAGTTTCGCTCAGGTCAACGCTTCTGTCTCCGTAAACGCACCCGCAGTCAACTTCGATCGTGGTTTGGGTCAAGACCTATCTATCCTAGGTGTTGCTACCGTTGCCTACGCGGAGATCACTGACCTCAATGTTGGTGTTGCTACTGTCGGATTCGCAACGATCACCGAATTTGCTGTTGGAGTCGTCACCGCATACGAAAGATATGACTTGTCTGATACGACAACGTTTATGTCCTTCAAGGCAGAGACTAACACCGTTGCTCCTACTGTAATCTACAGTCTCAATCCAACCGAGTATGGTAGCTTTGAGATTAGCATCGATGCTAGGGAAGCTGGAAACGTACACTCAACTAAGATCCACGGTGTGCTTGATAACAACGCCGTACCTAACGCGTTCACTAATGAGTACTCCACGGTATTCAACGCGGTTGAGGTTGCTCAATACGACTTTGTTACTAACAGTGCTACCGAGATTGATTTAGAGGTTACCGCAGCCAACGCAAACACGACCCAATACGTCATAAACATAACCGCCATCAGGCGTTATACATAATGGAGTTTTGCTTCCCCTTATAAATATCTGTATACATTGTAATATTACAGTATAGGGGGAATGTGAACCCGTGGCGAATCAGAACTTTCGTGTAAAAAAGGGCTTAGAAGTTGGCGTAGGAGCGACGATACTCTACGTTGATACTGATGGATTGGGGATTAATCAACCCAACCCATCAAACAGGCAAGTAGAAGTAAATCTACATACCGAGCTACAGCAGACTCTCCGAGTTACTGGGGTATCAACTTTTGTTGGAATCTCAACTTTCGAGAGCGATGTATTTGTCGGTAGAGACTTATATGTAGAACGTCAGCTAATTTTTGCTGACTTTGAAGCAGAGACAGGTCGAGTAACTGGTATCCTAACGGTATCAGACTTCAATGCAACAGGCATCTCAACTATTGAAGATGCGAAGATCACTCACCTGACTGCTGGTATCTCAACGTTTACTGGACTCAGTACGTTTGTTGGACCAGTCTTTACGGACGATATCAATGTCGGTGGAGTCATCACCGCATCAACTGGTAACTTCGACTTTACAAACCTAACTGGTGAGAACATCCTCTTCACTGGTGTTGGTACTTTCAGTGGTAGCGTAGAGATCAATGATCTCCAAGTGAGTGGAGCATCAACAGTTGCTTTCTCTACGATCACCACAGCATACATCAATGACGCTACGATTGAGACTCTCCAGCTAGAGAACGTAGACGTTGGTGTTGCTACAATTGGATTCGCCACCATCACTGATGCTTATATCGGTGTAGCAACTGTAAACGATATCTACGTAGAGAACCTACTCTATGATTCCAACTCAAATGTTGGTGCTGCTGATTCTATTCTAGCCACTGCTGGTGGTAAACTCGTCTGGACACGCCCTGATCTAGTCGGTGTTGCTACTGCTTTCATCCCTGGTAGCACGTTCTACGTGAGCCAGAATGGTTCTGATTCTAACCTAGGCAACTCAGTAGAAAAGCCTTTCAAGACCCTTGCATACGCTCTCTCACAAGTATCTGCTGGTGAGAACCAAGCCATCCTAATGACGGCTGGTAACTATGAGGAAACATTCCCTCTCGTAGTTCCTGACGGCGTTACTGTTGTTGGTGCAGGTCAACGTTCAACATTCATTACCCCCGATTTAGCTAGCCGTGGCGCGAACGGCTTCACACTTGGTAATGCATCTGGTGTTGAAGACCTAACAATCGGAGGAATGGTCAAAGATGGTGTTGAGAATTATGCTTTCTCATTCACATCTGGTACCACAATCTCAACCAGAAGCCCATATCTACAAAGAATTACGATTCTAAACAAGGGATCAGCTACAAGTGCTGCCGATCCTTATGGTTATAACTCTGCTGATTCTCCCCCATCATCATTCAGAGCCGCCAGTGGTATCATTGCTGACGGTGCAGAAGTAGATGCGTCTTCTATTGAAGCTGGCTTCCTACTCAATGAAGTAACGATCTTCGCCCCTGCTGCAACTGGTGTACTACTAACCAACGGTGCTAGATGTGAGCAAGTCAACTGCTTCATCTACTTCGCTGAGGCTGCTATCCTAGGCGAAACTGATAGAACTACTGGTTTTGGTGGCGCAGGTCGCACAAGACTAGCACTAGATAACCCATCTGCACCACCATCTCCCGGAAATACTATCCAGTATTTTGATAGTGATGGTACAACTTTACTAGCTAATGGTACTATTGATGCTTTTGATGGTACATATGTCTACCTAAACGGATCTGGAACTGGTGATTTCGCTGTTCCACGTAACAGAACACCCAAGGCAATCAACTTCTCTGACGGTGCAACTCTAAACACATCAATCAAGCGCTTCGGAACTGCTTCCCTAGACGTCACCGGGGGTAATACTGATGCTATCACCATTGATGCTAATGGTGATTTTGGTTTCGGCACTGGAGACTTTACCGTTGAATTTTGGGTTTACAGAACATCAAACATTAACAACACAGTCTTATTTGACCTAAGAGAATCTGAAAACGATACAGCACTAAGCATCCACGGTAATGGTGGAGACGTTGTTGAAGTATTCATTGGTAACTCCGCAGTTATCGTTGGTTCAACAGCTCTAACCTTGAATGCTTGGAACCACGTTGTTGTTAGTCGCGAATCAGGCACACTAAGACTATTCATCGACGGTGCAGCAAATGGTAGTGTAGCTAATAGTGATGACCTAGGTTCTTCTAAGCCAGTTCACTTCGGTGATGACTTTGATGATGCTAACAGCCCTAGTGTATACCTAGACGAACTACGCATCACTAAGGGTGTTTCTAAGTACAACGGAGCATTCACTTCCCCAACATCACAGTTGAGGGGTGATGATAATACATCTGTCCTACTACACTTTGATGGTCTAAACGGAGGAACAGCAACAACTGATGACGTTACTGTATTCCAGGACATTCGTTTCAACGGCAACACCGCTGATAAGGTTACCCTAGCAGACTACACCCAGTTTGGTTGTGACTTACGTACCACAGGTTCTGCTGCTGAGTATGGTAACAGAGGTATTGTTGGTGAAGGTTCTGGTGCTGTAATGCGCCTCATCTCTATCAACTTCAACCACGTCGGAGCACGTGGAAGTATCAGCAATGATTACAGAGAAGCCACAAAGGCTAATGAAGTAGTCAACGTTGATGGTCTAGCTAAGATTGCTTATGTAAGTATTGATGAGCTAGGTGATTTCCGTGTTGGAGATGCATTCTATGTAAACCAGGAGACTGGTGAAGTATCTTTCCAGAGTGTAGCTAACGACCTAACATCACTAGCATCTCTAACCATCACTGACGGTGTAAACAATAGCGTCATCACCCCAACCAGTGGACGTTTTGGTAACGTTCTAATCTCCGGCAACGATGTTGAGAGTGTATCTGGTGACCTAAATCTACTAGCTGCTGGTGGAGCAGACATCAATATCATTGGTGATACAAACATCATTGGTATTCTAACCGCACAGGTAATTGAGATCAACGCTATTCAGCGTGGTGATACATCTATTGCTCTTGATGATACTGGTACTGATGGTACTATCCGCTTCAATACGGATAATACTGAGGCAATGCGTATTGATAACCAACAGAACATTGGTATCGGTACTGCTACAGTAAGAGCTAACCTAGACGTCATCGGCGACACTCAAGTTGAATTCCTAGAATCAACTGAGAAAGCTACACTTGATTCCTTAGGTGTAACAACTGACGCAAAGATCGGTCGTAACCTAGAAGTAGTTGGTCTAACAACCATCACGGAAGATCTACGTGTTGTAGGTCCTTCTACATTCGTTGGTGTTGTTACAACAAGCGATGATCTATTCGTAGGCAACAACCTAAGTGTTGGTGGAAGTCTACAATTCACAGACATCAGTGGCGAAAACCTAGAAGTAACTGGTATTGCTACCGTTGCTTATGCAGACATCACCGACGCATTGGTTGGTGTTGAGACTGTTGGTTACTCTAACGTCACCGAGACAAACATCGGCATTGCTACTGTTGTTTATGCAGACATCACTGATGAGCTTGTCGGTGTAAGTACTATTGGACTAGCATCCATCACCAAGTCTGAGACGACTGTTGCTGAGATCTATGAGGAAGTAGTTGGATTCAGTACTGTTGGTTTCGCAACTATCACTGATGGTTACATCGGTGTTGCTACTGTTGGTGTTCTAACAGTATCCGAGACATCTACTTTTGTCGGAGTCGTTACTACTCTTGATGATGTATTCGTTGGTCAGGATCTAGCAGTTGCTGGTAACCTAGACCTAGGCGGTAACTTAGTACTAGATGATATCTCAGCACGTAACATTACTATCAGTGGTGTTGCTACTCTCAACCAGCTAGAAGTAACTACAGACACAGAAATCCAACGTAACCTAGAAGTTGCTGGTGTATCTACACTCAGTGGTATTGTTACCACTGGAACAGATGTATTTGTAGGAAACAACTTAGAAGTTGCTTCTAATACTGATATTCTAGGTAACCTAACAGTTGAAGGTAACCTCAACGTCACTGGTGATATCAGCTACGATGAAGTAACTGGTAGAAACATCAACATCAGTGGTATTGGTACCATTGAACAGCTTGGAGTTTCAACATTCACTGCTACTGATGCAGTCATCGGCGTAGCTACTATCACAGATGCTGATGTTACTTTCGCTGATATTGAAGAAGAGGTAGTTGGTGTAAGTACAGTCGGCTTTGCTGATATCACAGACGAAGTTGTTGGTACATCTACCATCACGACTGCCGATATCACAGACGCTACTGTTGACTTCGCTGATATTGTAGACGCTAACGTTGGTGTTGCTACTATTGCATACTCCAATACAACTGAGGCTGAGGTTGGTTTCGCTACCATCACTGGCGCTGAGATCGGTGTTGCTACTGTAACCGGTAACCTAACGGTTGATCTTGAGACCACACTAACCGGTGTCGTTACTACTGGATCAAATGTATTTGTAGGTAATGACCTATCAGTTGCTGGTAACTTGGCTCTCGCAGGAGACATTGAGCTAGAAGATATCTTTGCTACGAATCTCAACGTTTCTAACGTCGGTAGAATCAACACAGGTATTATCACAGACCTAACTGCTGAAGTAGCCACCATTGAAGATGAGGTTGTTGGTACATCAACTATCACATACGCACTCATTGAAGATGAGCTTGTCGGTGTAAGTACTGTTGGTTACTCTGATATTGCTGACGCACGTATCGGTTTCGCCACAGTAACGAGTGACCTAAAAGTTGACCGTAATGTAGTTGTAACAGGTCTCTCAACCTTCAGCTCTAATGCTAGGTTCGCACAGGACGTCACGGTTGAAGGTAACTTGAATGTAACAGGAGACATCAGCTACGATGAAGTATCTGGTCGTAACCTAAACATCTCAGGTATCGCAACCATCGGTGATCTAGAAGTTCAAAACGACCTAGACGTCGGACAGAACCTAGATGTAACAGGTATTGCTACTGTTGGTGTACTTTCCACAGCCAACGCACTCATCGGTATTGCTTCCGTTGGAGTAGTCACAGCCAAGGATGGTTTCTTTGAGACACTAACCTTCGGTTCCGGCGGTGGCGGCGGTGGCGGTGGAGAAGGAACCGGTATCAACTCCGAGTCTGTAACCACAAATAATCTAAATGTTACTGGTATTGCTAGTATCACAACGGGTATCATCACAAACCTAACGGTTGAAGTAGCCACCATCACAGACGAAACTGTTGGTGCTTCTACTATTACTAATGCAGACATCACTGATGCTGTTATTGATGATGCAACTATCGGCTTTGCTGATATCACTGACGCTAACATTGGTGTAGCGACAGTCGGACTACAAACAGTAACCACCAACCTATTCGTTGGTGAGAAGTTCTCTGTTGTAGGTACCTCCTCATTCTTTGCTGACGTATTTGTAGACGGCAACATCAACGTAACTGGTTCACAGAACGTTGAGTCATTCGGTGCAGTCAACCTAGAAGTAACTGGTATTGCTACCATCTCTGATGCAGAGATCACTGACGCAAGAGTCGGTGTTGCTACTATCGGTCTTGCTTCTGTAACTACTGCTGAAGTAACCACTGCTGGTGTATATGAAGCCACGGTTGCTATCCTAACAGCAGAAGACTCTACATTAGGTGCAGCAACTGTAACTTATGCAAACATCACTGACGCCCAGGTTGGTGTTGAGACTGTTGGTTACGCTGATATTACTGATGCTTCTGTTGGTTTCGCTACCATCACTGGCGCTGAGATCGGTGTTGCTACTGTAACCGGTA